CCCATCACGGGCCGGGGCCGGTCCGCGTCCGGGGCCGGTCCGGCATCGAGCCACGGAGAGTGACCAGCCCATGACTACGGAGAGTGGCCAAAATTTTGGGCGCTCGTAAACGAGCGCCAGAATTGAGCTCCGCTCATTCTCCAACGGCGCGCACACGGCACTATTCACAAAATTGAATAACTATCCATCGAACATACGTTCCCCCGAACACGTGTTCGGCCTGGTAGTTAGCTTCCCTAACTACCTCGCCGGCACCCACTTTGTAATTTTACGAAAACGATTATTCCGAACGCCGGCCACACACGCAGCTACTCTGTAATTTTCGCCACCCACGACTTTGTAATTTTACAGGATGGATTATTGAACACACACAGAGAGGCCGCCATTCTGTAATTTATTGAATTCCATTATTCCCACCCTGTTAGGCACACCTAACACGATTGTTACGATTCAGCTACGACACACGCAAAGCACGACATTACATAACGGCATCATGTACCTTGGTACTTGTTGGGGAAGCCAAGTACCCGACAAGGAGACATTACAGAATGAACGAATCACCCGAAACCACCGGATGCGACGGAATGGCAGTCCGTCCCATCATCCCCATGCGCACCCCGGCGGGCAAGGTCGAAGCCGCCTTCGTGGTCGCCAACGACCGGGCAGATTACAAAGTGGAGATCTGGTGCCAGTCCCCGACCGGCGACCAGTCCGACTCTGTAATCTTCCACCTCCCCTGCCGCACTCTGGAGCAGGCCGAATTCGTGGCCGACCTCTGGCAGAAGGCGTGGGGACTGGGCGCACACGACGCCTCCGTCCCCGCCCACCGGGAGAACGACCACCTGATCCCGATGGCGTAACCTTACAAACTCCCGGGATGGGTTCCGGGGCGGTTGAGAGTCCCCACCTTACAAAGTCGGACAAGGTGGGGACTCTCCCGCGTCTATTCTATGGAAAATTACAAACCCAGCCTGTAAAATTACAAAAAATTTGAAGGGAGCGCAACCGAGGCGCTTGCGAGCTTGCGCTCCCTTTTTTTTGTAATTTTGCTATTTAGCGAATTAAATTCGTCTAGAAATTGAGTTATTACATAATAGAATTAATGACTTATTAGGAATAGAATTCTGGACTTATTAGGAATAGAAATTGCCCCTACGAATTGCCCGCCCGATGCGCGGAAAGGCTACGGAATGCTGCTACGCTGACGGGGAACCCGGAACGACCGGGCGCCGATCCCGAAAGGATCATCATGTACCTATCCCTCCCACTCATCCGGAAGGCGATCATCCTCGCGCTTCCACGCTTGCGCGGCGACGCTGCGAAGCGCGATCGCTGGGCCGCGTTGTTCGCGGGCTGGTTGGCCCCCAACCATGGTGGCACCACCATCACCGCTGGCACGACGCGGCTGGCATCGAATGTCGCCCGCCGCGCATGGAAGGCGGGCGACCCGCTGCGCGGAACCCGCCCGGTCAGCATCGCCCGCTGGACGTTCGATGACCTAATGGTCAAGGCGTCCAGCGCCACCCCCAGCGTGGATTCCCAGCGAATCGCGATCACGCAAGCCGTGGACAAGATCCAGTCCGCGATCGCGGATCTCGCGGACGGGCTGGACTGCGACCCGCAGGCTGCCGTGTCCGTGGACCCGCACGCTGAAGGCGTGACCGTCACCGCCTACATGCTGGACCGCTAATCCCAGCGCGGCAGGCGCCCGGTCCCGAAAGGGGTCGGGCGCCTTTCCGCGTTCGGCCACGGGTCGGACATCGAGCATCACCAGGCCGAACGCGATCAGAAATTCTATTCCCATTACGTAATTTTCTCCGCCAATTCAATTGACAAACCACGCAATAAATCCGCCGAGAAACTGCCCATTTAGAGAATAAAAATTCAGGAGAAACTGAGTTTTAGGAAATAGAATTTGCCGAGAAAATCGCCTATTAAATTATAAAATCGCCGGCGGGTGTTCCTGGCGGAAGTGCGTGCCATGAACACCCGGCAACTTTGTAATTTTACAATTCACATTATTGAACGAGTTTGTAATCTTTCATAGCGCATTATTGGAACTTTACTAAAAGGGTAACAGTAATTTGACATTTACATTGTTTGTAATTTGTAACATGAATGTAATGGATAAGAAATGAATAGCAAATTACAAACCAGGCTGGTGTAGAGTGGTTCCCATGAGGAACCACCTAGACATCACCCGCCACATTCACCCCGGTACCCCGCTGATCACCACGCGGGATACCCTGATCCGATGCCTGTTTGTAATTTTCGGCGTCGCTGCTTTCGGGGGAGCCTGCCTTGCCCTAGAAGCAATAATTACAGACTCATGCCACTGGCACTACGTCTGGGAATACTACACCGGCGATACCCGCCCCAACCCCGCAGACTACTGCGGCTGAAAGGTTACACAATGAGAGAGCAATGGACCGTCTGGTACGTGGCTAGCGACACCGGCCGCACCGTCAAGGTTGGCACCTATGCCACCACTACCGCCGCCGACACGGCGCTGGAAGGAATCTTCCAGAATGACAAGATTACAGAATGTGGGATCGCATCCTGCGGGATCATCCACGGCACCAAAGTCCCGACTAACTGAAAGGTTACACAATGTCCGAAAGCATCATCAACCCTAGCGCCCGTTCCATGTCCCTACATGAGATTACAGAATGTGCGAACCCCGGCGCATCCGGCCTGAACGATGAATGGCTGGAAGCAATTACAAACTGGGCCAACGATCCCGACATGGTTCTGATCCTGACCGGGCCGCCCCTCGACAACGCACTGACTAAGGTTACAAAGCACTACTCGCCACGCATGGCCTGTGCCCGCATGATGGCAGACTACTTCCGTCACCTCTCAGGCTGTAAGCAGAATTACATTCCGGCAAATTACAAGATGACCTGCGAGATCGTGGACGGCGAACTCTGGATCTGGCACACGTAACCTTACAGAAGCCCAGTCCGTAACCCTACAGACCCCCCGGCGAACCAGCCGGGGGGTTCTGTAAATTACCAACACCCACTATGTAAAATTACAAAGGAAAATTACAAAAATTCGAGGGGCGCTCGTGGCATATCGCTTCCGCTACGAGCGCCCCTCGGATAGCAAGTAGTTAGCTTCTCTAACTAAAGTGGATTTGTAATTTCCCCCGCCATGTGCTAGGCGAGTTTGTAATTTTCCAATTCGATTATTGGGGCACCTCGAGTTGGACGCCCCCAGGCCGGACGCGACGAGGCCCCCGGCCCAACGGACCGGGGGCCTCGCGCCTACCGGGGTCAGCCGCCGGGGCGGACCTCGCCGTGGTCGTGGTAGTAGGCCGTCACGATGACGCCCTCGCCGGTCGGATCGACGGACACCGCGACCTCCGGGATCGCGTCCAGCGTCGCGCCCTTGTCCGCGAGGATCGCCTCGACCGCGGCCTGAACCTTGTCCACGGCCTGAGTGATCGCGATCCGCTGGGATGCGACGGTGGGGGTCGCGGTGGACACCTTCACCATCAGGTCGTCGAAGGTCCAGCGGGACAGGGACACCGGGACGGTGCCCTTCAAGGGGTCGCCGTGCTTCCATGCGCGGCGGGCCACGTTGGAAGCGGTCCCGGTGGTCGGGGCCGTGATGGTCGTGGCGGTCCCGGTGGACGGGGCCAACCAACCCGCGAACAGCGCGGCCCAGCGGTCACGCTTCGCGGTGTCGCCGCGGAGTCGCGGCAGGGCCGCGAGGATCGCGGCCCGGATCATTGCGGTGGACAGGTACAGCATGTCATCCCCTTCGGGGTCAACGGCCTATGTGGGGCCGGTCCCGCCGTTCGGCGGAACGCCCCCACGCTATCGTCCCCCGATTTGTAATTTGGCCCAATTCCGCCCAATTTCCCACATCGTCACATAACTGTAACAATTACGAATTTCCCCACAAATTACAAACCCACCACCTCCCCCGTAAAATTACAAAGCCGGCGACCCCCAGCGTTTTGTAATGTTTGAAACTAGATTATTGAGTAGATTTGTAATTTCACGCAAAAATTATTGACACATTTGTAATTTCACGAGCGGGAGGGCGGAAACCAGGAATAAGTTGCCCTCCCGTAGTTTTTTGTAATTTTACAAACCCAGGATTTAGTGGATTTGTAATTTTACATAGAGATTATTGGTTTGTAATGTTACGGACGAATCGGTTGCCGGCGTGTTAGGCCCAGCTAACAATAGATTTGTAATTAAAAGCAAAGGTTCTCATTACAAAGTGCCGTGCTGTAGAATTTGGGTGACCCTCCGGGTCAGCCGACCTACATAGTCGGATCACCCAAATCGAAAGATTACATGATGAACTGGTTCCCGAAAGTCCGACTCGCCAAGCCCGGCGAGATTCTGCCAATTCGTAAAGCTACGGAATGGCTGACCTGCCGGATCAGCGACCGTCCGCTGGTTCGTAATTTCTGGACGATCCGCAAGTCGCGGATTACCGACCGGCACAACTTTGTAACTTCTCAGGCGGCCTGCCACGGTCGCGATTGGGAAGCCGACCCTGTAATGTTGCCGGTGATTCGTAACAATAGGAAGTCGGGATTGGGCACCCCCCGGGCACTTTGTAAGAATCCATTCTTCCCGGTCGATTCTGAGAAGAACAAGGTCGCTAGGGTCCACGCCGCGCTGGAGATTTGTAAGGTTTGCCCGGTGCGGGCTGAGTGCCGGGACGTAACCCTACAAACTCCCCCGGTCGCTACCGGGATCGTTCAAGGCGGGATGGTCTTTGTTGATAAGATTACAGAATTCCGGGCACTCATCAAGGCGTGGAACCAGAAGGCCCCGCGGTCACTTCGTATTCCTACAAAAGGCCGGAACGCATGGGACCTACGACGGACCCCCACCGTCACGCAACTAGAGGAATACCTTACAAACCTGACCCGGGCCAACGACTTCCGCGGTGCCCTTCTGGAAATCGTTATGAATGATTACAAAGACACCGCCCGCGAGGTAGCCGGATTCGACCCCTACGATTGGGCCGACGAAACTTACGAAACCGCAATGGCCGAAGCATGGGCCAAGGCAGTCCGTAAGCATACATAACCCAACCTGAAACCTTACAAACCCCCCGGCACAAGCCGGGGGGTTCTGTAATTTACCCCACAATGTAAAATTACAAAAATTTGACGGGTGGACATGAATTCAGTACAAAGCGTCCACCCGTAGTTTTTTGTAATTTTACAAAGTGGGAGTTGAGTGGTTTTGTAATTTAGGGGGGTATTATTGACTTTGTAATTTGGATACCTATTATTATTTGTAATTTCCAGGGACCCAGGCCATTCTGTAAGATAATGACTGTTATCGTGACTGTTACGATTGTGTGACGATGTAGAGAATTGGGCCAGAAGCGCCTAATTACAGAATGATAGACGATACGATTTGACCCATCAGCCCGGTCAAATCGACCGGGACCGCAGCCCCGAAAGGCTACATAATGACCCACCACCTGACCATGGTCCTAGACCGGATGCTGGACGCCCTGATCGGCCCACCCCGCCCGGTCGGATTCCGTAAGGTTGCCAAGTGGCTGACCTGCCGAATTACAGACCGGCCCACTACCGGCCACTACATCCGCAAGTCGCGGGTGACCGACCGGTACCGGTTTGTAACTTCCAGGGCTGCTTGTAAGCGTGACTGGGAGGCGACCCCGGTTCTGCTTCCGACCATCCGGGCGAACCGCAAGTCTGGCGTCGGCACCCCACGGCGAGTTAGTAAGAATCCATTCTTCCCCGTTCCCTCTGAGAAGAATGTAATTTCCAGGGTTCACGCTGCTCTGGAGATTTGTAACACTTGCCCCATGCTGGAGCCATGCCGAACCATCACGATGGACCTCCCGCCCGTGTCCGGTGGCATCGTCCAGGGTGGCATCGTGTGGGTTAGTAAGGTGGGCGAGTTTCGTAATCTCGTCAAGGAATGGAACCGGAAGGCCCCGCAGGCGTTGCGTATTCCTACAAAGGGGCGCAAGGCATGGACCGTAAAGCGTCACGTTACAGATCTCCAGTGGGACGAGATGATGGCCGACCTTACAAACTCGCTGGAGATGCGGGCATCCCGGCTCTCCATCGAAGGCGGCGTTCTGGAAGCCTACGAATCGCAGGCCAACTGGGACGAGGCGGTGGAGCGCCACGGCTAAGCCCGGAAGGTTACAAAACGAAAGGGTCAGGGTAGAATTACAAACTACCCTGGCCCTTTCATAATTACAAAACCCATCCTGTAAAATTACAAAACGCGACGGGAGCGCTCAAATTGCAGTAAAAATGCGCTCCCGTAGATTTTTGTAATTTTACAGAACGTGGCTTTAGTGGATTTGTAATTTTACATGAAGATTATTAGATTGGTTTGTAATATTCCAATCTGATTATTTGTTTACTGTTAGGTACACCTAACAATGCGAGAAAGTAATTTTCTAGGTGTAACGCAACGTTCGTCAATAGGTTGGGGAATGACCTACCGTATTGGTTGTGGGAGGGACCGGGGTTCCGCCAGTAGCCCTAGTCCCTCCCACGCCTTACCTACTACCGAAAGGTTACGTTATGAACATCACCGTGGTTCCCGCCTATGGGCGGGACTACACCTCTGGCCCCGCCGTGTTACTGGCGTGGCAGGAGGGGATGGACTTCCAGATTGTAGGATTACATCCTGACTCTGGTCGCTACATCAACAACCGCGACGCCCAGCGTCACGCGGGAGATGCCGAAGTGTGGGTTCGCTACTCGAACCTTACAAAGACCATCAAGGTCCACGGCTAACATAGTCGTCCGGTGGGGAGGGGTCACACCCTCCCCACCACCACAACAGAAAGGTTACATAGTGGCCAAACCACGAAAGCCCAGCAAGCGGGAACGCCAGAAGGCGAGGATGGCGCCCGGAGCGCCCCAGCGAGTTTGTAAGACTCGCAACTGCTCCACCATCCTGTCGAAATACAACGACGACGACATCTGTAACAAATGTTACAAAAACATCCCCATCCACAAGCGTCCCATCGACGTATAGCAGAAAGGTTACAGACCATGCCGATCGGCAAGCGGTCCAAGCCTAAGATTCGTACCATTACGAATCGGCGGCCCAAGGCCAACGGGCGGTACACGCCCCCCAAGAAGTAGTATTACAAAAGAGGCCCGCCCTACGGGGCGGGCTTTTTTTTGTTACAAAACACTGTGTAAGATTACAAAATTCTGGGGGAGCGCACGTTCGTTTTCGCTTCTGTGCGCTCCCCTAGGAAAGCTTTGTAATTTTACACAATGTGGAATGAATTTTGTAATCTTACTTAGCCGGCGCCGGCGCTTAGGGATTATGTAATCTTCCAGGCTGACACTTTGTAACCTTCCAGGCTACATTATTCCCGACCTGTTAGGGGCACCTAACAAGCCAGAAAGTAATTTCCAGGGTGTCACGCAACATTCGCTGAAAGGGTGGGCTATCGCATACCTTGTTGTTCGTGGCAAGGCGTAGGTACCGACCATCACACTAGTCACGGGGGTAGCGACGACGAAGATTCGTCTCATTACAAAGCCCCCGTCGGGATGGTGCCGTCTGAACTACGGACCAACGGTCAATACCTTACAGACCGGGCGAGGGTTGCTAGCACCCTCGCCCGGTTGCCGCACACACACGCTAGAGCCTCTGCCGAAAGGTTACAAACCAGAACGCAGACCATCTGATTGGTACCGGATGGTTGGCAGATTACAAACCAGAAAGGGGAAAGATTACCATTCCGAACTTCATCGACCCGGCCAGCATGGCCGGTAAGGTTCCGGGCCGCGGGCGCAAGCCTTCCGCGTTGGCGACACAGGTCGCCGCGGATGCGAAGGGTTGCCCCGTCGGTAAGGGATTCCTGATGGGTAAGATTACGGTCAAGCCTGACGACAAGGCTGAACGTGGTCGCATCCGATCCGGCATCACCACCGGCGCGAAGATGGCGGGCTGGTCGAAGGTCTCCGTGTCATGGACCGACGACAACCACCCGCTGGTCGTTCGCGTCGCCTAGCCCGCTAGGCGGACCGTATCATTACAAAGAACAGAAGGCCCCGGTAGCATTACAAACTCCACCCTACGGGAGTTGCTACCGGGGCCTTTTCATTTGGTAATTTCACTATGTAAGGTTACAAACCAGGAGCCAGCCTGTAACCTTACAAATCGCCGGCAACCCCACTCTGTAAAATTACAAAAGCCCCCTACGGGAGCGCTCAAATTCCAGCAACAACGCGCTCCCGTGGAATTTTGTAATTTTACAAACTCGAGATTGAATGAATTTGTAATTTATTTACTTATTATTTTGTAATATTATTAAGTTTCAATTCAGTAAACAGATTTCTGTATTATTTAGATTATTATTAAGTTGTAATGTTTCCAAATGGCGGAATGGAAATGGTTGGGAGAAAGTAATTTGTTGAGTGAAACGCAAGGTTTACGCGAGAGAATAGTGGTGTGCTAAATTAGTATTTGTGGTTCGGGGGAGCAGGTTCCCCGGCTCCGTTCTGTAATGTTTGAGTCATTCATTTACTGAATGATTCAGAATTACATAACGCCGACATTCAATGAAAGGTTCCAGAAATGGCGCCCAAATTCATTGACCCTTCGGACTTTGCCGGGCGCGTGCCCGGCAAGGGCCGGAAGCCCTCCGCTCTGGCTTTGGAAGTTTCCAAACTGCTGGACGGATGCCCCATTGGGAAGGCGGCTGCTTTGGAAGGTTCCAAATTCAAGGCAGACACCTCCAAGGATCGTGGCCGGATTCGTTCCGCGATCACGACCGGGGCACGCGTCGCGGGGTGGGAGAAGGCGTCCGTCCAGTGGACGGATAGTAATCTTCCACTCGTGACGCGGGTCGCCTAGGGGTCACGTCGGAACGTTACAAATAAAGAGGCCCGCAACCTTACATAACGGCAGCCCTAAGGCTCCCGGAGGTTGCGGGCCTCTTTCATTGTAATTTCACTTTGTAACGTTACAAAGCTGTCGCCGGCGCCCGAGATTTTGTAATGTTACAAAGTGCCAAATTGAACAATTTTGTAAGGTTACAACCCCGCAATATGGCCTTTGTAATTTTACGAAATGGAGCGCCCGTGGATTTTGTAATGTTACAGAACGCAGGTTTTGTAAGGTTACAAAACGGACAAGACAAAATTTTTTTGTAATTGATTGAGGTAATCATAAACTCAATCAACTACCATTATTTCTCTTACAACTTACATACGTGTCATTCTCAACCATTGTCCAGGTCATTTACAGCATTTATCAAAATTAATTCTTTGACTCAAAGACTCGAGAAATCACTACTCAATAATCACGATTATTGAATCGGTATTGAATCACTCATTCAATCACTTAACGCAAACCACATTATTGGCCTCACCTAAATATGTACGTGGCTAATGCCAAATGCCGGCTGGATAAGGTAACTATACCCCCCCTATATACACTACCCTACCCAGCCGACAACCCATAACATTTATTTCTAAAAAAAGACCCGATTTAGATCAATATTTAAAAAAAAATAAACCTTTTACGTAAACCCAGGCCATTATTTCAATTATTGGAGCAAATATTGAATAACACCAGGGTTATTTTATGTTTTGAGAGGACTCAACTTCTGCTGGCCTTGTGTCCTCTTCTTATACATGATTATATGCTTCTCAGCCCCGCCCACATTTATGGTTACAATCACATACGCAACCACAATCTGGATCGAATCTCTCTAGTCCACACTTATCGCATAGACCACTATTCTCTCTCAGCCCCGCCTCGTATTCCTTCAGCCTATCCTCGAGAATACTGACGACGTAATCGTGCTCTATTGTACCTGTACCAAGGTAATCCAATACCCGGCAAAGATTCAAGATATGCCATTGTACAGAACCCTTGATTATCTTAGACGGATCAAGATCTAAAGTCTTCAACTCGCCCTTGTCTGTGTCATCCATTGGAAATGCTTTCTGTCGTCTTTCCATTCTATTCATTCACAACGCCCTTCTCAAGAAGTTCTTCATACTTCATAACCCTTTGTCTAGCCCAACTCGCAGAGCACTCCATCAATTGGCCAATCTCTACATAAGTCATTCCATCTCTACGAAGATCATAGAAGAGTTTATTCATAGCCTTCATTCTTCTATCTATCTCCCGCATACTCGCAGGGTATTTGATCATACCAAATTCTCCGGGAATCCCTTCAAGAATTCCTCTGTCTCTCTCTTCAATTTATCGCCGGCAACTCGCAGCACAGTATCATAAGTCATTTCCATCTCCCAACTGCCAGTTTCCTCATTGAAAAACAATAAAGAAACATCATTGCCAGGCTGCTTCGATTTGATGACCAAATCCTCAACCACATCATGAAACAAAGCAGGATCTATTGACTCAGGCATCAGTAGACTCCTTAGGCAAAGACTTCTCTAAAGTCCACTCAGCATGATGAGCTGAAGCATCCAACTCCCTATTGGTCATCTCCCTTATCCACTGAAGCCTAGTCTTAGCCGGAAAGACATTGGTAGCCATACCGATCCTTCTATGGACATCCATTGGGGTAACCTTAGTACCTCTACTGTCCCCACCCATCCTGCACCAAATCGTATACCTGGCGTAGAACTCTTCCCAATTCTTCTCTGTGATTTCCCCTAAATGAACGACAAGATTAGCCCAAATCAATTCATTAGTGATCGGCCACTCCTCATCGGAATTCAACTCTTCCCAATCACGACAATTACCAATACTCCAGTCTAAACTCATTGCATTGCCATCACTTTCTGTCGAGTACCCTCAAACCATTCCAACGATGTTTCCACAAAATTCCACGATTCCACTCTTGAATCGTTTTCCGTTATATGACTTTGTGCCATAGACACTATCGCATACAACGCACTTCTAGTCTTGCCATTTCGATAAACGATATTGTCGAATCCAAACTCCTCAATGGCTTTATCAATAACATCAAATACCCAGCCCCAATGATCTACAGGAATCTCATCATGAAACCTCTGTAAAGCAGTTAGGATGTCTACACTATTCTCAGTAACCATCCAATCGGGATTAGAGTTGTTAACGGCATCATATACTTCACCATCAAACTGAATAGTTTGATCCTCTAAATGCTCCCCGTATTCATGAATAGAAATCAAAGCCCCAACTGCGCACTTCAACACATTGCCATACTCTTCAATTCTGTATTGACAACCTGTTTTATCATCAAGATAAACAGATCTTTGATCCTGTTTCTTAAGGTGATCTACTATGAAATAGAACGCCTCTTTGTCACTGCTAACCGGTGGAATTTTTACATCCATAACCCACTTCTTTCTCTATATATTCCCAGGGAATGTTTATTTATTCTTCTGGGAATATTTCTTGCATCAAATACGACAAATACCGGTTATCTAACCGGTCTATATCATAGCCAAACAACTGGGCTAAAGGCCAAGAAACACCCCTGACCAAGGCCCAAGTTTGGTTATCAATATCCTCCATTCCTTCTTCACTAATGTCAAGCATGACAAACTTAGCTTTATCCGGGGCACTATCAACTAATTTGATGTACCTCTTAGCAAAACCATGAAGCCACTCAAAGACATTGCTAGGCTGGCAATAAAAGTCATAGACATTCTTAGCGTAGAAGTCTCTTAATATGATATCCATACCTGGAATATTGAAGAAGGCGTCATCTTTTATCTCCACCAAGAGATCTAGAACATTCTTAGGTACAGTCTTGTTATACCAAGGCCATTTCTCCCTATACTCCAAATCTTCTTCGTTGTGAATAAATCTATCTTCATCATCAAGTTCGGCAGTGTTATCGTTATCAAAGTCATGAGGAGGTTCAGATTTATTCTCCCACTCTTCAAACTCTTCAACTATTTCACTACCCAATTGTATTGCTGCATATTCACTCAATTTCATCTGGAATCTCCACTCCGAAGTAATGGTGAAGTCTCTCTAAGAACTCCATCATTTCTTCTTCAGTTTCAACTGTCTCCCAAGTAGGCAATAGATGATGGAAATACTGTACGTAAGACTGATACGCTTTTACATCAGCACGCATACTCATCATAGCCAATACCCTAATCATATTGACAACATGACAAAGCATCCCACTAAACATATTAGTCAGCTTCATGCATAATTCTTGATACGCTTCTAATCGATCCTCAACTGACTCTTTACCTTCTGGATCTTCCCCAAGAAGACTTGTCAATATATCAAGCATCAACTCATTATCTTCTCCTTCCGCATCCTCGAGAAAAAATGCACTCAATACCTCCAGCGCAGCCTTCGCTATCTCGTCATAACCTGGCCCTAGATTATCTTCTTCTTGCATCTTCTCTACCTTTCGCTATTTTTGACAATCTGTCAGTGTACTTACTCAAATTCAAATGAACCTTTGTATGATCTTTATCACACAAACATATCAAGTTCTCAAAGCTATCTGTTCCTCCCTCAGAAGACGGAACTATATGATGAACCTGGACATCAACTTCACTACCACATAAAGCGCACTTCCCCTCATCTCTACTGACAATCTTTCTGCGTACATTAGAATTAACTCCCCTGTACACAATTCCTTGTTTCTTACGCTTAATCTTCTTCCTTCTGTTGGCTTCAGATCTTCTCTTATCGATTATCTTTTTACAATCTTCATCCCCACAGAAGGTCTTACCTCTAAAACGTGTTACAGCACCAGATAAATACTTTTCACATCCAGCACAAACTTTGGAATTCAACCATTTCACCTCCCAACTAAATAGTCATATCGCCAATCATCTGTTCAAATAGAATCGGTATATTCTCAATATCCATATACATAGGATTCCCATCCTTATCCTTGCTCCTGCGCAACACTATTCTTTGCTTAGGAGTAGACAAAGCCCAAATACCATGCTTCTCATTAGTGACCAAAGCAGCATGAAGACAATCGTATATAACTGGACATTCTAAACACACACTCCTAGCATTTCTGACCTGCTTCTTCATCAATTTAGCCAAACCTTCTTCCCTGCTAGGAAAGAAATCTGACTTCTTTTCTTCAGAAAGGTTTCTGCACGCAGCGTCGTCTTCCCAACTATAATTAATACCAGACTTTTGTTCCACCGTACTCCGATACAAATTTGAGCCAACTAATGGCATACCGATAATAATCAATTGCTTCTTCTAAAGTTTCGTATTCCGTATTCGCAATGCTAGCATAGAGTTCACCATTCTCTGCCATCCACGATGCTAAATCTAAACACGCCTCTGGCGAAATACCTTCACTACCATCGTCAAGTTCATCATCACCATAAAACGTAGTTGGCGGATCAAATCCATGTTGTCTCAATTCATCCAACATGTAGTTTCCGCTCTTACCTCTATACCAACAATGCGTACCAAACATGCCATAAACGACACCATTTTCATCACCCAGTTCTCTATGCCAGGGACACTTATTGTCATCGATATTTGCTTGGCAATCTATCTGTTCATCTGGATCTTGTAATCCTTCACTAATACAAGGATATTCATAAGGTATATTATCTAGTCCCATATCTCATCCAATCGGATTCTCTTGAAAAGTGATAACGCCTGTCAAAGACCTTACAGTTTTCTCTCCGTAAATGTCTTTCCAGACCATATCATCTTCACCACGCCAAACAATATATGGCTTATCTTCACCAGTTTGCGGAACTATAAGATCACTAATAGCTTCTAAGAACAGCTCTTCCTGACCTGACTTGTTGTCATAAGCATAGACGACTAAACCTTCGTCACCTTCTTCAACATCAAATCCAAGTTCAATTAAAATGTCCAAAGCAGTCTTTAACCGTTCTGGATAATCTGAGGCCATCCAAGAGAACCACTTTTCTCCAGTTGATGACCCACCCCTTTTCAAATCATCATGCTTATTCAAATCACACATACGCCAATACGCCAAACGAGCATGTTCATAAGGCAACATAAAATTTGAATCTTCAATATGAACGTAATACCCCATTATAATGACTCCCTTACCAGATCCAACGAATTATATTAGCAACTATCAATACTGACATTGATACGCAAACAAAGATTCCGAAATATATTACAGCATCACCAAATAAAACGCGTTCCAATTTGTCGAAAACTCTATCAATCACCAATCTACGTTCCACTATAAACACTCCCTTCATCCAATCCGTATCGATGATAACGGTAACTCGTTTTATCTATAGCCTGATCTGCGCACAACTCTATAATATCTTCACCTTTGCCAATAAGACGAAGATCGTCAGCATCCAACTTCAAATCACTATTAAACAATACAGAGGATTCTGCTGCACTTATTCCCAATGCCTTCTGGGCAACAATATCTACTCTTCCAACCTTAACGCCGTTGCCAAGATTTAATACACCATTATGCCACAGGTCTACGTCTTCCCATTGCCAACCCTCATATTCAACTCCAGGCTCGCTGGCAACAAACTGGTAATTGAGTTCATAAACTTTATGCTCAGCCTTAGCGATATACCCATCGTGACCATCATCCCTAAGCCTTCTACTCAGATAAGTCTCTGAGAAATCCTCAGAGCCAAGGACCTCTATTGTAGGGTGCCAACCTTCAAGTAAAGCAGTCCAACCAGCAACACAACAACTTGTACCGCACTCTATAGATTTTATACCGACACCAGATGACATACTAAAGTCTACATCGCTGCACTCATCATCTTCATACATATGAACCGTGTCATCGACAACTCCATCAGAATCTCTAAATCGTTCCAGGGTCAATGCTGTCCCCCAAACTGTCTGATCATATCTCTCAGGAATAAAATCAATAACATCTGCTATTTGATTGAATAAATCTTGTGATTCTCTAGGTTCCATTATCTAATTCCTTACTCTCCATATATTATTGGCAATACAAATAAATTCACGTAGGGCAGGTGGGAATTGAACCCACTCTCTCAGCTTTATAAGAACTGTGCATTTACCTTTTATGCTACTGCCCCATAAAGCATAATAATTACTCCTCTTCTTCCTCTTCTTCATCCTCCTTTCTGGCCTCAAGAATCTCTTTCAATGTAAACGTTTCCGAATTATCTGGTCTAATACTACTCTGTATTCCCATTCCATATACCTAACTCTTTGGCGGCTTCTTCTAATTCTTCTTCTGTAGGGTACAGTTCAGCATCAGGACATAACTCAACTTCCATCTCGTACAACTTAGAAAGTATATCCTCGACCCATTCAGCACCATTCTGATTTATTTCATCAGCCTTGAACTGTGTGCAATACCACTCAATATTTTCAATCAACTTCTTATGTTCAGCATCAAAATACAAACCATCATCCAACACACAGTAATCCTGAAGAGCTTCCAGAATCTCAAGTGTCTCAATAAAGGCATCAGTAATGTTTTCAACCTCTACATCCCCATGCTCATCTTTCAACACACGAACAAGTGTTCTATCTAAACTACCTACTGCCCAATGTCCAAAGTTCTCCACAGTAAAATCGTCAGGATACTTTGGAACGATATCCCGATGAAATGCCTGGAAGTTTGACTCATCTAAACATGTAGCATCTCTTGATAGATCAATCCCAGCAAATCCCCAGGAATTAAACATATCTATGCTACCCCAATAACCAAAATCATCGGGACGCTTCATACTCAAATTGGCCATTTCAATGATATGTTCATCAGAACCGGCATAATCTTGTCTAATTTGGCTCATAATTGCCTCCAATTGTAATACTTTTTGTACATTTTGACCACTTTTCTCAACTTTTACCTTTTTCCTCCCGGCGTTTTCTTGCCTTTCCCTTAGCCAACTTGAATGAATTTTTAGCGCCCTATGAAGGAATCGAACCCTCAACCTACAGAGTAGAAATCTGTTGCTCTATCCAATTGAGCTAATAGGGCAAATACTGGGCGGGAAACCTTTAGGATACATGACGTATGAAGTATCATTTTCTACCCTAACACTCCAAATCCATTTAACGTTCCATTCTCGCCACACGACTAGCAAGAATAGACAGCAGGTTTCCCTTCACCATTGAAAGGAATAATGGCTAGCCCAGTAAATCTTTATAGACCTTCTTGCAATCTGAACACTTACGCATAATGAACTGGACCCTGTGGCTCATGTTCAGCCTCATTCTTCTCTACACGGAAATCAAATACACCACCGTCATAGTTGACAGAATGCAAATCCCATTCCGGCTCAATCTTGTCAAACTTATCCTTCAACAAACCAAGCCTGAACTCTGCCCCAAACTTAGTCCAACACTTACGGCTAACCTTAGGTGTATAAGTAGTGAACCACCAACCACCTTCCTCTTGCCCACCATAACACCTATCCACCTCATAAACATTAGCGTAATAAGGCATTAGTTGTTCCTCCCTTTTGGCCACGAAATTCTACTGTAACCCTTAGGGGTTACACGCTTGTTTGCCCAATAGTTTGCCTTGCTGAATCTGTTGAACTTCTTCTTCTTGCTCATTATCGGCCCACCATTTCCTCTCCGTGAAACCTACACATAGCCTTCCACATTACCGAAGTGGATGCCCTAAACATACCAAATGTCCATGTTCTAGTGAAATCATTAGAGTTATCACAGTTATGTGCCCACAACTTCTCTTGATCAGAGACACTCATAGATCTCCAAATCACCAACGCTTCTGCTCTAGTCATGCTTCTTTTTCCTTCCGTCGTTCTAGATCCTTAACCTCATTATGAAGTAAAGTTCTTACAATGGCATTCATTTTCACAATCTCTGAACTAAACGATGCCTTATGGTAGCTCTCATCGCTATACACAATGCTTATCGCAGCATCACGAATCATTTCTTCCAGGGTTATCGTCATCATTAACCCTCCTCCTCATCGTTTTCGTACAAAGTATTCCAACATTCAGGATGCGTCCCACTAATGAGCATTTCTCTTTGTTCAGCCGGCATTTCGGGACACACCATGTTAATTAATCCACCATTTTGCCACTCAAGATAATGGTGAACCAACATCTCTACCTGACCACTTTTCCCACAAAGAAAGCATGGTGCAGTATCAACTTTAACGGTATCCGTAATCGAATTCCAAAAGTCTTCCACTCCTGACATAACTACTTTACCTCCATCCACTTAGGATCAAGCGGTTGCTTTTCTACCCACCTAGAATGCTGCCAATCATAAAGTCTATAAAATGGCTTCATAGGCCAAGGAGTCATTCCAAATACCCTTCGCCTATAACTACTATCCTTGCCAAACAATACCCTGTCAATCATCAGTATGATGTCATAAGGAATTCTCAAATAACCAGGCTCAGGAATAATACCAAAGAAGATCCTTATGTTTCTCTCAACCTTGAGATCATGCAATCGCTTTTCCTTTAGCCTGTTCAAGATATCAGCACTATTCCCATACATATAATGCGCATGCCCAGACTTTCGGATAGTATCACTATTCAACTTGAACATTTTAGCTGCTACAAACTTTGCCTTTGCAGCCTCTTTATCGGAATAGTATTGCGGAAGCATCATAGATGTCTGCTTTTCTACCCACATCCTATCACGGTCACTCATCATAATCTTCCTCCAAATCTGGAACTACTTCCAAGTGTGGCAATAAACTATTGTGCTTACGTTGCATAGACCTTTGAGTCTCTGGACTCAGATGAGCATACTTCTCTGCTATCTCATCACTAACAGGAACACTATCTGGATAGAATTGCTGAACAACCTCTACTGGCAAAGAAGAGAGAATCTCTTCTTTATGCTGCCGAAATACCTCTAGAGCTCTCTCCATATCTAAATCACGATACATCTTACCGCTCCATTGAGTCTTTCCGGCATCAGAAAGAGTATTAGAGATTAAATCAAACATACAGTTTGCCTGGTCTTCATCTTCAACCTCAATTGAAAAGTTCAACTGCCAGGTTTGTAAACCTCGTACTACAGTCACTACCTATCCCCTTGTATAATCGAAGGCGTATTCACAACACCTATCTTGCTCATTTGAATCAAAACCATGACCACCCTTTGCTTCTTTAGCAAAAGCCGGAATTTCATTACACAACCAAACAGAACAATCATGGCAAAGAGTTACCCCTACTGGACCCTCGCCCATAAAAGACATGGTATCCCAAAAGCCACCATAATACCCTGAGGTAAAGACATGCAAACCATTACTTACCTGTCTATCCGTACCCTCAAGCTCTGAGTCAGAGAAAACCCTATCCACCTGACACTCGCACCTATCACAGAAAGAATGTTTGCCAGAATCGTACACTTCTTCTGTGCTCCTTTCTGCTCTATGCCCATCAATTGTCTTACTCATTTGTATTACCTGATCCTCTCAAGCATTATTGGCTAAACTAATAACTGCACCCGGCATTTTTTATCTTACCGGATGGATAACTTGAATACATATTCTTATCGTGGGGGTGGTGGGAATCGAACCCACAACTTTCGGATTAAAAGTCCGCTACTCTACCAATTGAGTTACACCCCCTGTAGCCTACTCCTCTCTCATAATAGAAAGAAGATGGCTCTTGTCGCAATAATGCTTCAAGATTAGTTCACCCAAACGGCTATCAGCAACATCCCTAAACTCTCGAGTATTATCGCCAACTTCCGAAATCAAATGATCCAACTCATGAACCATCGTAGCCACAAGCTGTTTCATATTCCTAGACTTGATCAGACTTTCATTGAGAATGATAAACCCTCCATCTTCCTCAATGACAGCCTTACCCAGGATATGCTTATTTCTCTCTGTTGACTTGATCACCTTGATAGGATAACACAGAATATCCATGTCATAGGAAACCAATGTCTCTTGCGCCAGGTCAAAGAATCTCTGATCCCTAGGCTCAAGTTCAACAAAGTCGTTATCAAACTCAGCGCCAAGAACATTCTTATCCATTCTGTCCTTAGCACCTGTTGACTCCAGAAGGTTATACATTGCCTTAGAAACAGTGATTCCCACATAACCACGTTCCTTCAGTTTCATATAAATCTCTCCGAAACCGGCAGCATCCTCTGATACGAAAGCAACTTCTGGAGTGACGCTATCCGTATACTCTTCCATGCACTTTTTAGTGAACACATGGCCAAAGCAACTGTCATCTTCTACATCGAAGTAATCGTCATACTTAGACATAGCCCATACATATGGCGCATTTCTCCACTCAAACACACCATCATTATCATTATATGCAGCTTTATCAACAATGTCATTGACAACTTTTGAGATGCCCTTGTCCCAATACTTCTGATTGGCACCAAAGAGTTCAGCGATAGCCTTCAACTCATTACTTACGACAGACTTTAAAGTTCTCTCCTCATTGAGGGAAACCTTAGGCAAGTCATAATCGTAAAGAGATTGGCACATCAGACCGTCTATTTCAGGACCATACACAAGGACACCCTTATGGTAAATCCTTACGCCACCCTCTTTTTCTCCAGGCAACTTCTCGTAAATCTTTGCCCCAAGAGTATCCTCATGGATAACGTCAGTCCTGTTGATAGAGAAGTACCTATCAAAGTTATTATAGATTTCTAGGAGTCCATCATCAGCAGTAATATACACTGAGAATTCGCCCCACTTAGGCTGGCCAACTTCTTCAACCAGATCAATCCAATACTTTGAACCAAACTCATAATGAGCATCCAAAGCATTGGCGAACGCCTCCCTAAAGATTTGGAATGGTGAATCCCATCCCAATTCCCCAGCGCCACTAGAATAGGATGAGTTCTTCACTACTCTACACCTATCCTCATCCTCATACACGAACTGAACAACGTCAATTCCAGCAGGATTATCGTTGTCAATATCGTACCACATCGTATACAGTCCATCTTCATCATGTCCTGTATTAACCCACTCCCAGCCATTTCTTAAAGCATAGATAGGAGCAAACTTAGTCCCCGATCCAAACTGGCCAATAGTGTCATCGTTATCTCTTTTTGTAGAGACACCTAGAAGTTCCAGGTAAAGCCTAGAAAATCCTTCAGTCTCATTCGTAATCTTGATATACATGATTCCTCTCAGAATGCTTCGTTAATAAGCTGCAACGCAGCCTTTTCATCTTCGGATGGAATAAACCTAATCGTTCTGGCATCTCCAATAAAGAAATGACCAGTACCCTTAGAGTTATTCAACCACTCATCCAAACAGCGATGATACATTTCACGCATTTCCGCATCAATACTGCTGAATTCATGATTTGTTGGGCAAAGATCAGAATGAACCGGACCCTCACCATTTCTGTTTTCCCTATACTGAATCTCAGCACACACTCCTTCGTATGTGTCATCCACATACTCAAGAGGAACACCAAATTCAACGCTGTCACTAGACATTAGTAACCCCATCTTTCTTCACTGGCACGCTCTGCCATATAGTCATAATAATCCCCAACCCGCTGCCTAATCTCATCGGCACGCTTATTGGCAACTACAGGATCATCTTTCCACTGATTCATCAAGTATGCCCAATCAATACCCCAAGCCTTACCCTGGTCGCAATGAAATTCACACTCAACATCGTAAAGATCACCATGAATGTATTCGTCAAGATCTTCCTGCCAATCAGGTCCACCTTGCTCTTTCCACCACTCAATAGTTGTACCATTAAATGACGGATTGGCCATAGTTCCCTTACCCCTACACCTTATACAAATCTCGAGGACAAGAGGAATCATAAACCTTACCGGTTCTCCAGGATTAAACACTCTCTCAGGGTCACTAATAATCCCACTTTCTCTTGGAATCATTTTCCCAGTCGTAACCCATTCACCATCAGGATAACTAACAAACACAAGATGCTGCCTATTGTTTATAACAACCATCTCATTACTGCTATTTGATACTTCACCCATGATGTAACCCTGTTCACTATCAAGATAACCGTATTCGGAATCGCGATAGTAAACCTTGCCGTCTTCACCTGGGTATGCCTTAAAGGTTCCCAGATCTGTTTCTTTTACATTCATAGCCGGCCATACTCCTTTTCATACCGCTCGTTTACAGTATTGATAGCCTTATTAATTTCGTTACGATAAGTCTCGAGAACTAGCCGACGATAATCCTCAATGTCAGACAATTCTTTCATATCACGAATCATCTTAGCCAAAGGAGCACGCAAAGAATCCCAACGTGCCAAAGCTTTCTGGTCATCCTTTTCGATCATGTTCCCATAATCCAAAGCAACCTTGTCATTCTGACAATAACCATACTCTAATGAGTAGTATGTGCCAGGATCATAATCTAAAGATTTACCAACCCTCAACTCTCCAGATCCCTTAGGCTTACCGTAATAAGCATAAATCTGGTCAATGAAAAGCTGTCCCTCCAACTTAGCCCTAAAGTCATATCCAGGCTGACCGACAAGAACACACTTTTCACTATAGGGAGCCGTACCCCCAATATATATGTAACAGAAAGAATCCATCATTCCCCCTTACTTACGGTACTTCTTCTTCAAAGACATAGCCCTAGGCTTAGGATCAAAGTAAACCATTTTACTGGTCCCCTCCTTACCCCTAACCCCATTCCTGTCACTACCATCCTTCTTCCAAATGGTCTGAATACCCATCAGGGATTCATAAACGTCAGTAACGTCATCAGAGTAAACCAACTCACTCTTCCAATGCAATGACTTCATGTTACTAGTCCTCCCAGTGATCCATTAGGAAATCCCAAACCTCTGCTGAGACTTCATCTTTGTGATAAGGATCAATAATAGATCCCCTTAGCTTTTCTGCAACACGCCAGTTATGATCCATCAATATGTTGAAGAAACACTGACCATAACGCCAACTAAATACCTCCATGAATCCACCAACATTCTTCATGAAGAAGTTGTGAAAGAAGAAGAAATCTCCCACTCCCAACTCGAGCATTCCCTTAGGAGGAATGTAACTCTTATATGCTTCAGCTACAAACTCTTCTTGCTTCCTTTGCTGTTCTTCCAGCAACTTTGCTCCCTTTTCGGAACGCTCTTTCAGTTCCTTAATCCCATCAGCGAAATAATCGTTAACAGAATTTTGCAGACGTTCACTAAACGTTAGATTCGGCATCCCTTTTCCTTTCCTCGCGGATTTCCTCCAAACGCAACCTACGGTTACGCAAGTTATCTTCAATTTCCATTCTCCTGGAATGACTAATCTCAGGCAACAACGGCCCCTTAGCCTTACGCACTCCACCTCTCCTATTCGGGAAATAAAGTGCTGGATCAACCCACTTCTTCTCTACTACCTCTTCGTTTTCAACTTCTGACATTTGACAACCTCTCAAACTCAATCGAAAGCATCTGATACTTGTAAACCAATTCCTCATGGCTAAGCGACTCAAGACAACCATAATAAACAGGACCATCTTCCTCAACTAAACCAGGATCATCATCTAATTGCAACTCCTCAGCAATACTATCATAGTAATCCTGAAGGGCATCCTCAGCCATAAGTTCACTTAACGTAGCAATATCAAACTCAAGCATTACCTCTCCAATCTAATAGATTAAACTAACTTAAGCGTGCTCCAGAAGGGACTCGAACCCTTATGCTTTTCAGCGACAGATTTTAAGTCTGTTGTGTATGCCAATTCCACCACTGGAGCGAAACCAATTACTACAGAGTTTCTTCAATCGGATTGGGTACCTCATTGTAGTATTCAATCCAGAATTGCTTACACTCTTCGCAATCGCAACCAATACGATCACGCATATCCATTGAGTTAGCGCATTTCTGAGGCATATCAGTAACTCCTTTCTATGCCTTTACTGCGTACAACTTCTTCCAGGTTCCATCAACGTATTCCCAAATGAAACCCCTACCGTTAGGATCATTCTTACGGCACTTATCACAACGACAACGAATAATACTCAATGTATTACCTTTCTAGTTAGGATAACTACGCTTACGCCGTTCAGGAAACTTAGGTCCAACATTACTCTTAGACAACCTAGTACCATCAGGGTAATGAACTAGCTTTTCACCATCTTCATCAACACAATTGGTAATTCGATAGTTCAAATAGGCAGCATAAGGTATGGCATACTCTTTATCAGTAACCAAACACCTTATATTGTTTTCCTGGGCCACAGCAACAACCAAACCGTAGTCGTTTCCATTCACCACAATGTGATGACCAGCCCACTTCTTAAGCAAAAGCTCATCCTTGTGCTTCTGGCACAAATAATCAATCTCGCAAGAAACACTAATGTCTTTCCCATCCCAATTCTTATCGAATTCAGGATCACCAAGAATTGAGATTATGGTTTCGCAACCACACTTCTTCTTTCGCAATTTACTAGCCACAACTCCCCCTTTCAGGTTTATGTTTACCAATTACTTTGAGTAGATTTGAACCCCCTTCAAACTTATAGTTTAGGTTTTCGTTCAAGTTACTCTCGCAATTGGTCGAGTGATTCCCTCCCACAAACACTAGACTATCATAGAGAGAAACGCGACAGAAACTCTTGCTTTTCATGGCAATAAACGCCTGGGAATGGGGCAATCAAAGGTGCAGACAATCGCCGGCAATAGGCGGCAGAAATGTCTGCTCTAGTGATTGAGTGAATGATTGAGTGTTTCATTAAGTGCGCCCAGCACTTTTATCTTATTTCTTGCGTCAAGTTGAGTATATATTTTTCTGGCCGGCATCATCTATACCAATCTCCTATTCCCAACACGATTTTGAGGCATTCCAATGACTACTACCACCATACTCATAGTATAACCAGGCAGCAACTCCAACGTTTGCCTTAGGATGATTCATAGCGAAACCAAAATACCCAGCATAATACGATCTCTCAGTCCAATACTTAGGTAAATGCTGATAGAAACCCACAGCTCCAGATAACTCGTTTACAGCCTCGTTAAACTTATCTTCTGGCCTAGCACTTGATTCACAGTATGCAACCCTTAATGCCCACTCCCTATCTTCTGGCAGAAAGAAATAACTAACCATTTCATTCAACGTAGGATAATGACCTAACCAAATTTCTTCTGGTATATCACAAGATCCAGTCTCAGGACATTCCTTACCCTCTTCATACCCCAATTCCCGCTTAAATTCTCTTTCCCATTCATCATACTCGTTAGTTTCATAACTAACAAATACACCTGGACCTTCGTTATTTATTGCCACAGGCCCAGGTATACGGTTATTATTTAACAGCATTTCATCATACACAGTATTATTTAACGGACTACCTATAGACGCAAACAATATTATAAAAACAGACAGCCCTTTCAATATCATACTAGATGACCTTCTCAAATCTATACTTGTCAGTCTTACTTATCAAATTGTTAAACGCAGACCCAATCGAATGCGAAAACAGCACCTGAGCGATATCTTCTTCTTCGACATCAAAGTAATGATAAACCGTATCGTTTCTAAACTGTACAACTAGATCCAGTAAACCACTTTCCTGGTTTTTTTGGAATTCCATAGTCCCAATAACAGTTGAATCCTCTGGCGCCAAGAAAACCTTGACGCGAGGCGTTTTCCAATCCGCAACTTTAACTGGCATTTGGCTCTTCTCCATTCTTGATCAATTCCTGATGCGATTCCCAGTTCTTATCTATCTCCCTATAAGACACACTGTGTGGATTATAGAAATACTCATTCGATGGGCCTGTATGATCTGGACCGCCGAAATATTCAAATATCCTAGCAAACCAATTCGTCGGTCTAAACCCCCACTTCCTCTCAACAATTTCATTAGCTTTCGCAACAGCAGTCATAACATTATTGACGCCATCAATGCGTACCGCATAACGGTATTCGACTACATAATATTTATTATGCGCCGGCATTACACCACCCATTCCTCTACGAAATTGCGAGCAAATTCTTCCCAAACATCCCACTCTTTGGTACCCTTATCAATAGGGATGTCCTTTCGGTAAAACCAGCTTAAATAAGTATACGACATACGTTCAACATCTGCAAGATTACCACTCCCTCTAACTTCGACATTCAAATGATAACCAGGCCCACCAGTTCCCAAACATATTTCATAAACTTTTCTCTCTTCAATACTCAACACCATATCATGTAGTGTATCCCAATATTCGTCATAATCCTCCATAAACTCTTCACCAAGATGCTTCTTCTGAATATCGCCAACTATTGTCGTCATATTCTCGTATGACAACTGAGCATCAATATCGTTCTGCTCGGTTTCAGTTAACCTATTTTCAGTTTCCATCAAACCCTAAACCTCGCAATCATGCCCATAATAGTATTCTTGAGCATCAGTCTCATCTAATAAATCAAACAACCTGTTACACTCATAACACCTAACATTAGTAACTAATCTTTGACCGATATGTGGCCTCTCTGATTCCTTCATACCAATTCCGTATCCCTAACCTTGTTAACAATATCCCATAAACCAATTAAAACACCAGGACCATTCCCCTCCATATCTTGGGATATAACCACACTATCAACAAATTTAGTACCGCCTTTACCCTGAATTTCCAACACCAATACAGGCCAAGCATCCCAATCGTCATCCTCAACAAAAGTGGATACAATCGTAGCACCATGCAATACCGACAAATCCTTCTCAAGCAATTCTTTCTCTGACGATCTATACGTTGTCATACCTTATTCAATCCTTCTTAAGTAGCCAATCTTGTAACTTAGATTTACTGTATTGATGCTCTCGACTATGCTCCAAATCTTTCTTAATTTCCCACAGCATATTAGACAGCAACGTCACTTCCATCTTAAGCACGTTTATCTCTTCACGTTGTTCTCGCAATTTCATCTCATAAAAATTTCTCAGACTGTCGTATTTACGATTCAATCTACCCTCTACAATCTGCAGTTCAGAAACCTTAATCTTCTTCTTCACAGCCTTCCATGCCCATCTCAAAGACATCCGCCCCCTTTCCCATTTTCCTCAAATCATCACCAGTCCAATCTTGAAATTCGGCAAACACATGCTCTGCCTCATCATGATCCAAACCTAATAATTCTTGCCCAATATCCTCTGGAGAGCGGAAATTGATCTCTTCATCTTCTAACGGATGCATATACCCTTTTAAATCATACTTAAACGTCCCACCTCTATTAACGAGAGGCTGTTCAGCCATGAAAGTATAATCAAAAGCGATTCCGTTGTCATATCGAAGATGAATCCTAGGATACCATCCACTTAATAAAGCAGCCCACCCAGCAATACAGCCTGAAGTATTACACTCTTTAACATCAATTGCTACACTTAAGGGATTAGGACTGTCAACATCAATTTCAATTGGATATGTTGAAGCCCAATACTCTTGCTGATATTTACTATGTTCAAAATCAACAATATCTGCTATCTCAAAAAATAACTCTTTATTTCGCTTTGGACTCGCCATTAGTCCCATCCCATCTCTGCTCTATGAAGATCCAAATCTTCTTTCTGATCCTCTACCCATTCCCAATCAATATAGTCATCCCTGTGACCAAGATCAAGATCAGAATTACACTCCCCACATACACCAGATCTTTGTCCTTGAAATGATTCACAACTGAACATAGTATCCGTTTCACACTTTTCACAAAAATACTCCTCGTCCCACTGCTCATCAGGTCCAGCAATCTCATATTCATTTCCAGTAACACCCGGCGGATAATTACTACTCATCTTTACTAATCCTCCTTGCCGCAATAATGTTCATAATCCCAATCAATAGTATCAAAAATCATATCCCCTGAAGCCATATACTCCATTTCCGCTTCGGCTACTGATTCACCATTACCCCAAATCTTGTAACCTTGATAACACATACCAGGTTCTTCATACCTAAGGTCAAATACAAGCTTTGGAAACATCATAGCAATAGCATTGAATCCATCAATTGGCGGCGACCAAGCGCTATCAAATCTAAACATAACTTTCTTTAGACCTTCTGATTGATCATCAGTAATATACTCAGTATGACAATCAGCCCACTTAGTGCCCCAATTATTACAGCACCAATCATACCAATCTACAGCACCGTACTTTTCCTTATTACTCTCCTTCTTCTCCTTATCTGGATCATCATCAGGAATAGCACCAAACCTAGAAGGCAGATCTTTTAGGTCATCTGGAATAGGATAGAGACTTTCAAGAATAGTATATTCCTGACCGTCATCATCACTCTTAATGGCTTTGACAAACCCGTCTACTTCAGCAACAGGCCCGCAAATGTTCAACGTATTTGTACACCAATTAGGCATCAGATAAGCCCTTCCTCTTCTTCCCAATTCATCATAACTTGAAGATCATCATGCCTAATGCCATCAAAGGCAATACGCAATTCAACAACCCTGCCGTCGTCATTAACATCAACAAAAACAGGATATCTACCGTCACCATAACCAGAAGATGTAACTACACCAATACTGCCGTGGTAACCATTAGCAGGTAACGAAAACTCTCCAAACGTATCTGCAATACTTACCCTGCAAACAGAATCATAGTTTCCACCTGTTGGAGGAGTATCGCTACCGAAATAGTCATCCTTAAACGCATAGCATGGATCAATGACCATTATTTGGCCTGAATCCACGCCACAGAACCCTGCTAACTTAGTCTTATTCTTCATTTATTTCCTCAACTTCTGATTGCCGATAAATAAGTATTCCTTCTTCACCTTCTGGCTCTATATCAAAACGCCACATATCTCTGTCATCATCCAATACACAAAGCTTACTGCCGTCATACCTAACAACAGTTCCCGTTATATCTTGATCAATGACTTTAACCCTTGATCCAATATGTATCATTTTACTTCTTCCATAGGCAATATTTGCCAATGATCCTCACCTGCTATAAGCATAAGTTTTGAACCATCATCCCAATCTACTGATAGTTTTTCATCACCCCACAATTCGTCATACGTTTCATACTTAACCGTACCTAAAGAACCACGCTCAAGTTTAGTATACGGATCGTTAGTCTTGACAAGACGCACCCTGCGCCCTTCTAATGTTCTATCTAGAGGCATATTCTTCTTCCTTACTATGTGCCCATCTACTTAAAACTTCAACCATCTCTACTGCCTGGGTTCCTCTGCCAAAGTAAGACACGTAATCTAGATTCAACTGAAGCACTAGAGAATACAGGAAGTCTAAATTGTTTACGCCAACTACTGATTCTACTGCAACCCCGTCAGTATAGATAGTCTGTTTACTTGAACTAAAGTTAGACTTGTGTTCCTTAATTAGATGGCTAACATCAAACGGCGCATAATGAGCAGGGTCAATAATAGCATGACCATTACTGACGATAATACCATCGTCAATAGCCTTCTTTATTTCTTCCTTAGTGTAACTCATAACACATTCACCCATTCCATAGCAGTATTCAGCAGGTTATCATAATCACCAGACATTGACTCTTCCATATATTTATTTACTTCCTCGGGGGTAACGCCATTACGTTTCAACGCATCCTTGACTTTACCCATAATCGCAAATGCATTACCATCAGAACCCACAAGTTCAACTTCAATATCATACTTTGGCATCTAAAGCTCTTTTCAATAATTCTAGAAAGTCTATGTGACATTCTCCATCGCACGACTCAACGTCTGGAAATAGCAGTTCGCATAGGGCTTCTCTAACCCTTTCCTGAAACCAGTCTCCATTAGTATAAATATCGCATCTATACTCAGTTTCAAGACGAATCTCTGCTTTTTCCTCTTCAGTCAGAGGCATCAAATAACACTCCCACCAACCACCTCAGGCGGCTCCTTATCTACAAAACTAACCTCAACCTTCATTTCCTTATTGAACTTATCAGAAACAATTTTCTGAATGTTCTCAGTCGATTCGTTAGACTTGATAATATCCGCCAATTCACTGTCTTCAATAACCTGCGACCAGGGTACATGATGCTTTAAAACAGTATTGATTGCTCTCGCAAAATCACTTCCTAAACCGCATAGATTCGTCTCCCCAACATCATTCAATAACGACGACAATTCCTCTCCAAGGGATGAACTCAGATAATCAGTAACACAGTCACTTACAATATCAGCAATATCGCTACCATAGCGCAAGTAATCATCTACCGCATCTCCAACCGCCTCAGTAATCCTTTCATCAACAGCATCTGCAACATAACTGGAAAGATAGCCACTATCGTCATTAGTTATTTCCTGGATCAGAGCCGAAACATCAATGGAAATTATATCACTCATTTTTATCACTATCCTTTTTGGTTAAATCAGTAATCATACCGGTCAGTTTGTTCATCTTATTCCAATAAGACTGTTTAGCAAAACCCTCATGGGTCGGCCACATGTCTTGTGTTTTTATAGTGCTATATATAAAGTCCTCCATAGCTTCTGTCTGTCCGCATGGCGAGCATATTTCTGTCAAGTTATCTGTTCTACTTGTTGCGGGATATCCCTGTATATCCCCCAAACACCTAGGACACATATTCTTCGATAATTGTTCATCTTCTTTCACATTCCTACCTTCTAAACTATCGACAACCAGAAAAGAGGGACACCCCGAAGGGTGCCCCTCTTTTACTGAATTCAGTTTTATATTAAGATGTGTTACTTATCAGAATCCTCAGAAGGAAGCTTCTTTGCATCCTTCTTAATATCATCTGACAGGGCAACAAAGTAGAGAGCATTCTCTTCCTTAGCCCTACGGACAGAGACATTCATACCCAGTTTCCTAGCCTGAGTCCTAACTCTCTGCTGCATGTTGTGGAAATCCTTATCCTCAAGCAGGTCATCAATCTTAAAAGCCTGACCTGACTTAATGGATTCCGTAAGGGCTTCTCTGATCTCCAGAATCAGCCCACTAGCAACGCTATGCCTAACGATATCCGGCAACGCATCAACCTTAACAATGCTCATTGTTTTTCCTTTTGTTAATCTATCCAATGGATTTAACTAAACGAATGAGGGCATGACCCTCAGGCGCCAATAAACACACTACCACACGCACCATTCTCCATCGCGGATCAAACGAAAATCTCTGTAAACTCTGATTTAAACCCTCGACATTTCTCTATCGGGCTGCCCTGCGTTTTGTAATGTTACAAACCCTCGGGATTTGACTGAATGTTTCAGTGAAATTGAGTATATATTTTTCGAGGAATCATTTAGACATGTCCAAACCATTCTTGGAGTTCACTTGGCATACTTCTTACTGTAGAGTTTGTCGATTCCCAAGCTAAACTGTTTTCATCCATCATTAGCACTTCGCTCATCTCTTTTTCATTCTCATATTTTTCGTGAACACCAGGGCCAGTATTTATGATTTCTATCTCTACTTCCGTATCCATGTTAATATTTTTTGCACACGCAAATACTGCACCAGCTAATGAGTCAGCCAAATCTTTAGTTCCTTTAGTCGGATGGTCTATCTTGGTATTGTTTATTAACTTCAATTTCAACAATTCGTCTTCAACCAGAAGTTCGCTCCAATAGCCACGCAACCTGTTATCATAAATGGCAGTCATCAAAGTATCATAATCTGTTTTCTTCACGCCATGTAAATCAGCACTAACCCCAAGACTTCTTAAAGTCTGTATCATATCAACAGACTGCCATTGATCAAATGTAACAGAAACTAACTCAAACTTCCTGTTAAGATCTAGAATCATTTGCCTTACAGCAGAGAAATTGATTTCTTTCCCCGGAACAGCTTCCCAGTAGTGGATCAGATCAACATTTATTATCGGAAGCAACTCAGTTCCCATAGAAGTTTTTATCTCAGTAAAGCCAGCACCATGAACCATAGACAATGCAGCCCTGTCTCTTTTAAGACCAAGGTCAACATGCATATACCTCAACTTGCCATCTTCACCATTAAACCACTTCTTAAATGTTCCATCTTCTTCAATCGGATCATCATGATACATGAACGATTTCCTTACACGCTCTGCATCTCTAAAGTATGCGTCCTCCATGTGTGGAGGTTCACATTCAAACCTTGCAGCAGCCTCAATAGGGTTACGAACGTATTCCGATTCCAATTGGTGTCTTTCAATAGTTGGATTAACGTCCCACGTTGATGCTTTAATACACCAAGTTTTGGGTTCATTCTTTTCGATTGCCCCCTCATATCTCTGCTGAATGAAGTCACCCTTATACCTAGGGAACGACAGCAGGATAACCTTTCCCACCTCTGGAAATCTAGACATAACAGACAACTTGCTCATATTATAGATTGCAGACGCTGAACCTTTATTTCTAATCTCCCCCTTCAATTCTGAATCGGTTTTGAAAGCTGAAATCTCATCTAAAACAACAGTCATAACCTCATAACCTTCCCAACCCTCAGATTCAGAGTGGCCAGAGAAACATCTGACTGGTCTGGAAAAGAAGAAGATTTCACTTACTCTAGGCTCAAACCCTTGATCGTTAAACCAGGGGCTGCCCAACAAAAGATTTTTCAAAGGCTCGAAGAAAACCCTTTGCGCCTGTTGAGCGTTAACAGCAAGGTTTAGAAGGTCAACATATACACCATTAGCCTTACCATAATACATCAGGGGATCTCTTAGACAATGCAACAGGTAAACCGTTCTAGCCATCGATATTCTAGAACAATGGTCTTTACCAGATCCTTTACCTAACTGACATATGACTTCGTTCTGAGTATACTTATTATAATAGTCTATCCCCTCTTTGTCCCCGTATATCTTTTTTAAAGTCTCCTCTTTGAAAATCTGCGTGCTCTGTTTTACTATCTCAGTTTGAATTTTAGACAAAGGAGGTAAATTCAAATATCTTTTATCTTGCACGAAAACTTCTAGCGGTACCGGTTCTTCCACTAACTCATCTTGATTCAACAACTTACTAAAATCGTCTAGTTCAAGATTCAGACCCATGTAATCACTCATGGTCTGCTATACTTCCCCCTGAGCGGAATCATTATCGGATACCCCTTCTGCGAGGATGGGAGCGTCAACTATATTATTTGAACTCTCAAATACGGACGAGGCTTCTGCATCAATTATATTCTGATCCAGGATTTCAAATGCATCCGCCAGATCTCTTTGAACTTTATCCCTAATCTCAGGATATTGCGAGATAACGTCACGAATGATTTTCGATAACAAATTATTGACAGACTCTGCTCTCTGCATTCTGGCAACATATTCTACATCAGTCTGATTGTTATTCATCAACTGATGCAACTGTGCTTTTTTGTGGGCAACCTCAGCCGCAAGTTTTAATGCTTGAATCCTTGCGCTTACCATGCCATGATCGGTTGCGATAGTTACTGTTTCCCAAGCCTCTTTGCCTATCTCATCAAATTCGCTTAGAGCTTTGATAGTGTTCAACTGAACACGCTCTAAGAAGTACGGATCAGCGTCGGCCTGACGGGACAGGATCAATTTAAACTCATCAATGTAAGAACGGACATTGGCGCGATCTAAATCCATCAAAGATGCAATTTCAGTTACATTGTATCCTTTGATGTGATAACCGCCAACCTGATCTACCAACTCAAGACGATCTATAAGTGATAATTGGTTGCCAGATTCGTCCTCAATAGCGATATCTGTCATATTATATTATACCATACCCTACAGACTATTGGGGTGGTAAGGGTCGCCAATAGGATTGAGAATAGGACGCTCGCCCGTCATCTCTTCTCTCCAGTGCAACTCTTCGTCACCATCAAACTCAGTCTCTGCAGGATCTTCAGGATCAAATGTCAATTAAATATTCCTCCAAATTGAGTACATTTATATAAATAAAACCCACAATACAGCAAATGCCAAAATCTGTACGGCGGTACCCCAATTAATAAAACTTCTCATTGAAACATCCATTCTGTTTTACCGACACCTTCGCCCCAAGAGTCCCATCCCGGAGCAGTATTCCTAGCAAACAACTCTATCTTTCGTTGAGCGGGGAACATTTGTTCTATCCTTTCCCTAACTTCAATAGGCTTAGAACTATGCTCTCCACGCATTTCAGAAATAAACTGCCTAACATTCCTCGCACCCCTAGGTTGAGGTATCTTCCCCATCTTGCCCACCAAACACAATTCCACTTGACTCATTGTGTAAAACCCAGGGTTAACCCTTTGCTTATCCCAAACGAAAGCAACTGTAGCCCAAGAAAACCCCCAAGCATCCATAACATCCAATGCCTGGGGAAGATGAGGGCTACTAGACCACAGGAATAATAATGACTCTTTGTCATCAACAATACTCTTTACATCCATATTTTTTATATCATCAATATGCATTGTATCATAATGAGAGACAGCAGCACCAGTATCGGGCTTACCGATACCGGCGTGCTGCCTCTGTCCCTTGTAGTCCCAAGGAGGATCAGCATAAACTATGCTATACTTTCTTTGAAGCACGCTTCTTAGCAGTCTTTCGCTTAACGTAGGCTGCCTCTTTCTTCAATCTAAGCTTCTCTTCCTCTTCCTTGTCTAAAGTCTTCTCTAAAGGCTTAACGAGTTTAGCCTCAATAGCCTTACGCATAGACGACGATGCAATAGCGAACATCTTAGCAAAGTCATGCTTACTAGGGTTACTGTCCCAATGAGCCATAGAAAACTTCTTTATAGCCTCTTCAACATCAGCATCGGTACCCCTAGTACCAATATACTCTATAACGCTATGCATCCACATTAAACGCTCGTGCCTCTCATCAGAGGACGACTCAGTAGCCCGCTCAACTAATCTGTCAGGCTGCGCACCCATAGCATGGGAATCCAACTCAGACACGCGTCCCACAAGAATTGCAACGGTCATGATGCGTTAAAGCATTATTACCACCAATAGCAATCAACAACTCCTTATGCTCTGGAGATAAGTCCGGGCAATGAGAACCAACATAAGTAAACAGATTGACAACATGGTACATCGTCGGATTGTTCACTATGCTCTCTGGGCTGGGGAACGTAGACCTAAACCCCTCCCCGCCCCAATACTCCATGATACGATTAAACACCTTAGTCGGAACGCCATTCTCCTGACAGATACGCAGGACGACGCCCCTGACATCGTTAACCCTTTCATCACGAAGATGTAGGAAACCCTCAAACATCGGCTTGATCTGTCGTTTAGCAATACCCGCAAACTCCGCAAACTGTTCGACTATAGCATCACGACTATAACCACGCACACGGAACTTACGGTTATCAACCTGAGTAGTGGAACCATTACTGCACCACTCCCTCTCCAAATAAGCCTCAACGACTGGACTAATAGCCCAAGTATCGGAAAACTTGATTTTAACACCGCCATAATACGGAGTGTCTTCGCTCAAAAAGTTAAACTCATCCGTAGTGATAACCGCCCCTAACTGGCCTGCATCGCTGATACGGAAATGCTTAATCATGGCATCATCCCCTACAGCCAAAGCCGCAGCGTCCAAAACATCACCATGCCCAACATTCGGCAAATCCATCTCCGAAAACGACGACACAGTATCGCCCCTAAACACAGCGTTCAAAGAACGACCCGGTGTCTCATCAATATGATAATTGTAATTCATAGCAACCAACTCATTTGGGCTACGCTTCACATACGGGAAAGGCACACTAATCAATTCGGAAAACTGCTTAGAAGCCTCCTCCGAAAGTTTAACCCTGTCGCCATTAATACTGAAAACACTCTTACTTTCAACGCTCAAATCGTTAAAAGAAAAAGGTACAATCTCAGTATCTTCCATCTTCTCATTAATAGTATTCTTTGCTTCATCTAAAGTTAATAAACTACTCATTTTTCTCCATTCCGTTGCCTTCGGCAACTTGTTTCCATACACATTTTACCACACACGAAACGCCACCGCAGGGAACAAACCATTTTTTTAAAAGTTTGTTCCGTTTTCATTCACACACATAGGAGACACAGTAACAAACGCAACATTCTCCCCAAACTCCCTCAAAGTCCTAGCCCCAACATAAGACATAGAACTCTGCAAACCATTAGAAATAGAAGTCATCACAGAACCAACATCAGTATCACAGACAACCCAACCTTCCGCACCCTCAACATAGCTCGAGCCGGCACCAGCAGAAGCCATACCACGATACTGCTTCAACCTAACACCATCAACCTTCTTAACCCTACCTGGAGCCTCAACACAACGAGCCAACATACCGCCCAACATTACAACATCAGCCCCAGCACCCAACGCCTTAGCCACATCACAAGGATTCTTAATCCCCCCATCAGCAATAATCTGCACATCCGAATAACCAGACAAAGCCTCAGAACACTCCATCACCGCAGAAAACTGCGGCACACCAACACCAGTCTGCAACCTAGTCGTACAAGCAGCCCCCGGGCCAATACCAACCTTAACCATATCAGCACCAGCATCAGCCAAAAACTCCGCACCAGCAGGAGTAGCCACATTACCAGCCACCAACGTACACTTATACCCATTCTTATCAATAAGCCCCCTCAAAGCCGTCACAACGTCCCCAACACGCTTAGAATGGCCGTGAGCAACATCCAACACAATCATATTCGCCCCATGAAACAGAAACGAACGAGCAGACATCAAAGGAACCTCATTAACCCCCAAAGCAATACCACACTGATACCCGCCATTAACAACACTAAGAAACTGATCCCTACGTTGCTTAACAGACAAATTGCGGTGCAAAACACCGATACCACCATGCTTAGAAATAGCCCTACACATCTCCGCTTCACAAACAGTATCCATATTAGCAGCAATCACAGGCAAACCCAAATGAACACCACCCAGCCCAGAAAACGCAACAGAAGTATCACAACCCTTACGAGACTCGACCTCAGAATACCCCGGCACAATCAACACATCATCATAACACAAAAAATTACTATCTGACATTCCTAAACCCTTTCCTGTAAACCAAACGATCCACAAACAACGCTACAAACAAAGCAATCACAACACAACCAACACCAAAAACAGTCAACCAAACAGCATGCAAAAACAACTTCATCACATATCAGACCTCTCAACAGAATTCTTCTCCCCACAATGAGGACAACACATAACACTCAAAACAGACGGCAACTTCAAATCATACAACCGATCCTCATGAGCATACGACCACCAATTCTCGCAAGAAGAACAAGTCAAATGATAAATACGTTCAACATAACACTTATGAGTCATCTGCCCTCCTAATCAGGCCACAACCAGAACAACGAATCCACAACCACCCATGATGGTGAGGTTGATCCTCAGGAACCTCCAAAGACTTCCACTTATGGTCAACAAACCTATAACCATCCTTCCCATACACAAAACACCTATCAGGCTTCTCGTCCACTCAAATCAACCCTCAAACACAAAACACCATCATCAATACAACCCTCAGCATCAGCCAAAATAGCAAAATCCTGAAAATCCAACTCAGCCTGCTTCACAAACAAACGACGCTCAGCCCCAGCAACAGGAGGCAAAGTACGCTTCCTAACAGCCTCAGCCCTATCCCTAAACCTAGCAATCATACTCTCAACAAAAACAACCTCAGGATCTTTCATCACAAACCCACTCAGCCCACTCACCAAACAACATCCCAACAGACCCAGAGTGAGAATCATCCAAAACAACCCCCTCATCCTCATCCAACTCCACATTATCATACACATCCATAATAATACCCTCAGAAGTCACAACAACAACCAACTCCCTACCCTCATCAACCTTAACGCAAAAACGCGTCTCGCCATCAAACGAACCATCAACATCATAAACCACAACAATCAAACCTCAACATCAATCAAACCCAACAACGACAAATAAGCCACAGCAGCCTGCTGAGGCACAACACCATTACCCAACAACTTTAATTGGTGAGTTCGAGCCATCTCAACATCAGTAACCCAACCAGAAGGCAAACCCATCATCCACTCAACAAACGGAACAGCCAAACGAGAACTAGGCTCCCCAGTCTTCGTCAAAGACGGCTCAGACGGCTCAGGAGCAAACCTACCTAACATACACTCCCAACGCCTTACAGCGTCTCCGTACTGTCCCCAGTCACATGCTGCTCTATCGCCCCATGCAGACAACTGTCGTCGTCCCTCTGATTCCTGCCCTTGTGATCCCTGCTCGTCGGAGTCGGCAACAACTTGTCCTCCGTAAACTTCCCCTTCGGACCACCCACCGGCTTCGGCATTGGCTCCCCCGCCAACCTCGCCTGCTCCGCACGAATCCTCCACGAAATGTGCAGAGGATGATTCGGCAAAAACGCCTCCCCCGCCTGAGGGGTTGGAAGAAGAGACACCGCCGTCCTCAAATCCTTCCCTCCCTCTCCCCGCTTCCCCGGACCATTCGTATCCGACGTTCGCGGAGTCGGCAACAGATGAGGCAGATCCCACAGATTGAACCCGTGACCATCCGCCGTCACATCCGGCGTCCCCCCATGCTTCGCTGCCTGAGCAGTCGGAGTCGGCAACATCTTCACCGCCATCGGCAAAGACAGACCGAACCCATTCCCGTTCTTCGCCTTCAACTTCGCCAAACGCCTCCGCTCCAAATAATCCTCCACACTGTCCTCGTCGTTCCGAATCAAATGAACCACCGTCGGAGTCGGAAACAAATCCCTTACTACATTTTTCGGACTCACTGGAGAGGATGTTGTCGATAAGCTCTCTTGACTTGAAGAAGAAAGATTCAGACTCATCTGACCCATTCTTGAGCCATCCGTTTCCCCTGTAGGCGATGCAGAACCATCTGTTTCTTCTATGGGGTGCCCCACATGCGTGATCTGCTCGCATATTTGTCCATCTTGCATCGTACCCACCCTTGGCCAAACTAGCGAGGACTTGCCCGAAGGCGTCACCTTCGTTGGCGGTGTATATTCCAAGAACATTCTCCAAGAAGAGCCATCTGGCTCCTGCTGCGTTTGCGACTCTGACAACATCATCAATCAACCATCTTTCATCGTTTATTCCCCTCTGACTGCCTGCCTGCGATACTGGCTGGCATGGAAACCCAGCCACACAGATATCGACAACAGGGGGATCTTCTATTTTGGTTATGTCTCCTAGATTTTCAACACCGAATCGTTCTTCAAGAACTACCGATGCCCATTTATCACTTTCCGCAACCCATTCAAGTTGTACGTTAAAACCGGCATATGATAAGCCAAGTTCCAGCCCTCCATAGCCAGCACACATAGCACCAACTTTAAGTCTATCCATCTCATCTCTCTATCTCTACTAGAGTTCCATCTTCAACATCGTCAAACACTATATCATGTCCAGCATCATTAGCCGCCTTCGTAAGTGTATCTTTGTCATAACCGTATAACTTCGTAAAGTGAACTCGATAGTTAAACCACCCTTCAGCGGTCATCCAAAACTTCGGATCAGTCTGTTGATACAACTCTTTCAGTTGCTCATCCGGTAACAGAAACGACAGGACGCCTAGAGGCATATATATAACCAAGTCATAGTTCCCTCCAGACTCCTTGCTGTTAGCGTATCTTTGCATCATGCCTTGAAACGACTTGACGGCATCTTCAATTGGACCGCCAGAAAAATAGTCTATATGCCCATGCTCATTGCGTTCTCTAGGACAGTAGTCGTCAACGTGTGTGATCGTGCCAAACGCCCGACACACCATCGGGCGATATCCGTAGATCGTACACCCATTATCATAGAAGGCACAGAACCTCTTTGTGCTGCCATCCTCTGCCCAATCTTCATCATGCATGGCATCCACCAGTCTATCAATGGTGGCATTCATAAAGTCATCAGCAGCCTGCTTACCGTTATCTTCCATGACAAGGTAATACTGCTGCCTAATATTGTAGGCTATGTTCGCACACTCAAACATGTGAACACGCAAACCTATTCTACAACACTTACCGGAACCCTTACAGGCATACTTCGTTTCATTCTGCTCTGCTTCAACAAATCTCAATTGGTTGTAAACCATATCCAACTGTCCGAACAGGGCCACATCTGCAGAGTCAACAGTGTGTCGCATTTTTGAGGTAGTCATCTTTTACGCCCTTTCTGCATCGCTTTACGTCTATTCATCATTTCGGCACGCTGTTTACGTTTTTGTTTTTCAACCTGCTCTTGCATTTTAGATTTTGGACGCTTCATAGAAGTGCTAGCCAAATTTCTGCCTTTCCCTCTAAATTTCAATAAATCAAATTTCTTAACCCAGTTGTACAAGGCTTGCGGTGATATGGAAATATTGTGACTCTGATCTAACCTTTTTGCTATATCGGATAGATTCATTCGTTTCTTAACATAATGCTCGTAAAGCCATCCCTTATCTTTATACGGTTCTATTGGCATGGCTTTCCTCCACACAAATTGTACCACACCCCGATGGCGAGAGCGTCGATTTCGTCGGAATTGTACGATGAATCTTCCAATGCATTTCCATACTTATCTTTCATCAACTCCCTTACCCTGGACTTCCTCTCTTTAGCAGCCCACTTTTTCGCTTCAGTAGCCCCCCATTTTGCCTCATATTGTTCCTTTTCGGCCTTAGTAACTTTCTTATATCCAATCTTATTTTTCCACACAATAGGATTCGCCTCAAAAACAAACGGACAAGTAGCGGCAAGTATACCCATTGTATGTCCTATAATATAGGATATCAATTTACTAGTCTTGAAATTCTGGATATACACAGCTTCCTCAATAACCGCTACGTTTGGCTTATGCAATTCCATAATCCCAGGCAATGAGCAACTAATTATACGTAGTTTTTCTTTAAAATCGGATACACCAGATAAATCAATATTCCCTATCTCAATTATCTCGTCATCAGAATCCATAATGGCATAAGCTAACGACCTAGTAGATGGATCTATTGCTATTATTTTCTGCTTTTTAAGTGAACCTAGCGTTTTCATGATCATTGCATTTCCTCTCTTAATTTTTTTTCGTCCCAACCCCAATTGACGAGCCGCATTACATATCTCTCTGTTTTACACCTTTCACAAATATCCTCTTTATTATACCTAGATAAGATTGTGCTGCACTCTCTGTTGAAACCAGAGCATATTCGCTTCTTAGAAAAGGCTTCTTTATTATCATGATAACGTTTAAGAATCTTAGCATTAGTGACAATCCGCCTACAGGCGGTAGAGCAATATATAGCATTATATACTTTTGGAACGAATTCAACTTCACACCCGTCATTGGCGCAAACTTTAGATTTTCTGTCCGACATCCTTATCCGCCCAACAAAAATCTCTAGCATTGCAATAGAGGCATTGCTGAGAACTTGCGCTTTTATACGGACGAACCGGTAGCTTGTCTTCAAGAAATGCCCCATATATTTTCCTGTACTTCTTAAATAATTTCTCTATAAAATCATCATCACGTTTAATATAAATAGGTAAAATTTCTTGATTATTCTTATTTTCATAAATTACAAAACCACTTGACAAATCTAGACAATGCATGTATATCTGCGCCTGCCTAACATGGTCATCTTTTGGCCTGTTATATGTTCTTCTATAAGCAAAGCCGGCATCAGATATAGACTTCAATTCGATCAACTGTCTACCGTCGAAATTGATAATCCCATCAGCAGTTCCACTAACAGGAGGATCATCTAGATTCACCGGAATTTCTTCAGACTCTAGGATGCCCATTTCTCTGAGATAGGAGTAGATCCTGTCATGTACAGCATGCCCATTGTCAAATATTCTATGTGTCTGTGGTTCAAAAGTATTTTCAACTTCAACCCCCCTGAACAGATACACCCAGTATCTAGCACACTGGTTAGTGTAACTCGGATGAAATCCATCAACGCGCTTCAACTCTGTTTTATTTCTTTTAGCAAGATGATCGTCTATCGACTTCAGCAGCCTATCAGAAATATCGTCGGCATTAACCTCAACGACCGCCTCCTTCTTAGGCTCAGACACAGGTTTGACTCGTAACCTCTCAAGACTTTTCATTAATTAATGCCTCCCTTGGCACTCAACTTCAACGTGTTGATATTCTCTTCCAACGCTTGATACAGCGTTTTCCAAATATCATTTCTCAGTTTGTCTGTCTCAGTCATGCGAGAAGATCTTCTCTTGTAAGCCTGTGACTTAACAATCATTTGCGTCCTATACGCTGCTAATATTGTAGCACATTTAGACGCCTGAATTCCTAGATAATCATTAGGATTCTCAATAATGTCACCAACAATCCGCATGACCTCTATGAATTCCTCAGCCTCACTCCCCATTGCCTCTCTAATATAATTTGTATCAACTACTATATCCATTATACTCCCTTTCTACAACTCGTCGCCCCAAGAGTCCCAACCTTCACGGCTGGCTCTTGCAAACATCTCTAATCTAGGACCAGGGCTGACAACTTCAACCCTCTCTTTAAAAAGCTCAGGTTTTGTACTGTGCTTTGCACTTACTTCGTGGATCCAATTCGACTGCCCCATTTTTTCAAATTTTTTCATCGGTTGGCCTCTGAATCCTAACAGACAGAACTCTGTTGCGAACTGGTATCCCATTGACGGCGCCAATGCTCTTGGTTTAGTCCAAACCATAGTTAAATGATACCTCACACCCCATCCCCTAATTATATCAAATGTTTCTTCTAGAAACTTATTAGTTGTCCAAGTATAAACATGAGCTCCATCATTAGTTAAGCTTTCAATTGGCAGCCCCCTTATCTCGTCAAGAGACATCGTTTTATACGTCATTTCATGCCTAGTTGCCCCTCTAAAGCTCCTTGACGATAACGAAATTGGCCAAGGAGGATCTATTGTAAGAGTGTTATACTTCTTGTCAGGCAAATCCTCACTGTAAATCATACCCGGTATCCTCTATCAACTGTCTAAATAACGACCATTCAATTATAGCAACCTTAACATCGCTATCTTCACCCATGACAACAGAAATACAAGGATGCCTGTATTGCGAATTCCAGGCATCCTTGCGCATCTTCCTCCAAGCCTCTCTTGTAAGAGTGAACGTTTTCCCATTATGTTTGTAATCAATGAGAAACTTCCCCAACTTGGCATCACCCTTCATCATTCCACGCCCAGAGTTTTTGACTCCCTGAGCGCCATCTTTCTTAATCTCTTCCTTCTCAGTGCGCTTAGGCATTCATCAACTCCTTAAGTTTGTCCTTGTCCTCTGCGGACAGGTCTATGGCGTTTAGCCCATTCCACTTCTTGTCATCAAAATTGAACCATGCACCCCTTCTCTCAATAAACCCGCCTTCAATAGCAGTATCAATCAGTTCCCGATCATAGTCTATCGTACCCTCCTGTGGCAGAATGTAGTAGTGCCCCGACGAGCCGATGGATGGAATCTGTTTGGTCTTGTCAATCGTCCACACAACCTTCTGACTAGTAATCATCTTTGAATCGTCCCTCTCCATCTCTTTTGCTGAATATGACAGGAACAACCTGACGATATTGTGCATATTGTGGTGGACCGAATTGCCCATCTTCGCCTTCAGCTGTGCATACAGCCCGCTTAGATCAACAGTCTGATGGGCTATGAACAGCATTATGTTTCTCTCTTTATGCAAATGATGCACCAGTTTCTGTAGGAAGTACCCTTGGGATCTCGCCTGTAGACCCAATGCCTTTCCCCCTTCTGGCTTGTCGTAGAACTCTTCCTTGATAATATTGCTTAAAGAATCAAATAAGAAAATATGCTTCTCAACAGGATGTTCTAGGTATCCGATCAGATTCTTAATCAGATCCTCAACAACAGTTCCCTGCATCAAAACAATGTCATCTGTATTGATACCGCATTTTGCAGCGTACTCGTCATTATAAGAATACTCAGAGTCAACAACAACGGGCCTATACCCCATCTCCTGAGCGTTCGCCATAACGTGATACGCCATAGTCGTCTTACCCGCTGACGGGGTTCCCCATAACAGGTGCGTGGCCCCAGTATAGAACCCACCGCCCAAAGCACGATTAAGCCCCATGCTTGGAGTAGGTATGATTTCTCTTTTCGGGATCTCATCGCCCCGTCTTTTATCAATTACTAACATTCAAATTCTTCCTTTCGATATAGTCTTCGATCTTAATCATCGAGTTCGGGGTACTCAACTTGTACCCATCAAGCTTTGCAATCCTAGTTCTCCTATCAGTAATAGCCTCCAATTTGGCTGCGTACCACTGGTTGCTACTTAACATTGTAGCAAAAACACCATACAATTTGGGGAATATGACAATCTTAGACATCGACTCGCCATCCCAACAATACATATTGGCCATCTTCGTCCCCTTAGAAGTCTGGAACACTCGGTAGTCAAAGCAATACATCAACGACTTCTCTTCGCCAAACAGTCCAAGCCCATGACCGTACAAAGCGCTATAGTGATGTTGCTTACCTTTATGCATCAATTTAACAAATTTATGCATATCCGTGTCCTCATATTCAAAAGCATCGCAATGCATATGGACACCCTTGTCCCCAACTAATGCATAAATATAATCCCTAGTGGATATTTCACAATCCCTATCAGCAAACAATGTCAGAGATCCAGTTTCGTCTTCCAACTCGACTCGCATATTGCCAGGCCACTTCTTTGCAGCACGAACGACACCTCTTACAATATGCAGCTCAGGCTCTTTAACGTCAAAGTCTGCGCAGTTCTCAACATAGTCAGTGAAATCATCGTTGAAGTTTTGTTTTACAGGCAACCCAAGTATCGGGAGATAATACTTCTCATGCTCATACTCAGATACATGCCGTAATGAAGCGAACGCCCCAACCTTGTCTAGGTTCTCCGTGATAGTCTTATTCACAGCACTCTTGCGGCATTTACCGGTAAACTCTTCATATGAAGAGAATGGCCTTTTACTCTTTATTTCTTCTATCGCCTTCTTCCCGCAAGAAGCAACATTTGACAATCCAAATCTAATACCATAACCCTCAATGTGATCAGCAGTATCAATAGTAAAATAATCATCCGAAGTGTTAACATCTGGAGGCAGAACTTCTATCCCCATCCTCTTAGCCTCCAGAATATAAGCAGTTATCTTCTCCTTGTTATTCTCATTAGACAACATGCTCCACATGTACTCCAAAGGATAATGGTGCTTCAACCACATTGTTTGATACGTAAGCATAGAATACGCAACAGCATGAGATTTGTTAAACATATATAAAGAAGATAACTCAAAGTCATTCCATACCTTCTTGGATACATCTAAACTTAACTTGTCATTATTCAAGAACTTATCCTTGAACTTATCAAATTCCCGAATATCACGCTTCTTTCCGATAATCTTACGCAATGTATCTGCTTCTGACCATGAAAAGTTTGCAATCTCAACAGCAACCGCCATCAACTGCTCCTGAAACACCACTGTCCCATACGTATCGCTAAGAATCGACTCAACTGATTCATGAATATACTTAGGCTTCCGTTCGCCCTTCTTACACGCAATATAATCTTTCCCCTGAGACAGCAGCGCCCCCGGCCTAACCAAAGCATTACTAACGACTAGATCATTAAAATCCGATATGCCCATTCGATCAATAAGATTAGTGTACGCCCCAGCCTCAGCCTGAAACACCCCTGCCGTACTGCCAGAATCAATAGCTTTATATACTTCAGGATCGTCCAGCCTCAAAGAATCCTCTGCGGCATCAACCCCATGCAACTCTTTGATCTTCTTTAGACAATCAGATATTACAGCAACCGTCTTAAGCCCAAGGATGTCAATCTTAATTAGCCCAACAGCCTCAGCATCGTTCATCTCAAAAGCAGACACCAGTGACCTCTCGCTGCCCCCAACCTCTTTGCGAGTCTCCATTGGGCAGACCTCGCTGAGAGGGACAGACGACACCACCATTCCAGCAGCATGAATACCAGTATTACGTATTCTCCCCTCCAACTTCTCAGCGGTACTTATAATATCAGGATACTTTTGACAAAACAACTTACCCTTATCATTGCTTTTAAGTTCATCAAGAGTCTCAAACAAAGGCGTAATACCATTTACATCTGCATAGGGTAGAGCGAATACCCTCGACACATCTTTGATAACAGACTTAGCCTTGAATTCCCCATAAGTCGAAATAGCAGCAACATTCTCGTAGCCCCATTTTTCAACTAGATAGTCTTTAACCTCTTTACGCCTCTTATCCTCAAAATCCAAGTCAATATCTGGATAGTCGTTCCTTTCAGGGTTGATAAATCTAGCGAACAAGAGGTCATACTTTATAGGATCTACAATAGTGATATCCAGTACGTAAGCCAACAAGGAGCCACCAACAGACCCACGACCAGGGCCACGACCTATACCGCTTTGATCTGCCCACTTAACCAGATCCCAAATAATCAAGAAATAGTCAGAGAAATCCAACTTTGCGACAATATCCAACTCTTCCATTAATCTGTTGAAATACCTGTCGTCTTCGCCCAATCCCTTTTCTTCCAAAGCATGCACCGCTATATCCTGCAAATACTCGTTAGAATTGAGACTTTTAATATACTTTGGCAGCAACGACTGTCTCGTCTGAACCTCAGCCGAACACTTCTCCGCTACTTCAATTGTGTTAGAGAGTATAGCGCTATCCCCATAGCCTGCTGCCTCAAACCAACTAGATATCTCTTCTGCATCTGCAATGTACGGACTAATGTCATCGAACCGCAAGAACCTATTCGGATACATCGTATTTAATTTATCCGTCACCGACATTGACGTAATAGTCGCACAACTATGATCAGTTGCGTGCCTCAGCACTTCAGCGTTAAAACCGGGGTACTGGGCTGCAGTCAGAAGAACCTCTTCGCACCCAGCATCATGCTTAGTTGGGTAATGGCAATCCGCCGTCCCAACGACCTTCTTCCCATACGCCTGCGCTAGATCAACAATGCCATCGTTGATCTCTTTAGGATTCCAAGGTTGGATCTCAAAATAGAAGTCGTCTCCGAATATACTGATAAACTTTTCAGACAGTTTCGCAGCACGACTTTCATCCCCATTCTCCAAAGCCTTCGCAATAGCACTACCTCTGCACCCAGATAACGCTACCACATCATTGTCAACCAATGATTCCAATAATTTGAAATCTATTCTCGGCTTGTAATAAAAATTATCAGACCACGCAGTTTTAGTTGATTTAAATAACTTTGTCAATCCCTCATTGTTCTTAGCAAGCAATATCAAATGGAACCTCTCCGACTTGGCGTCCATATCGTCATTATTAACGTCTGGAACGAAGTACGCCTCTATCCCGAAGATAGGTTTGACATCATGATCCTTGCAAGCCTTCTGAAACTTAAGCACCCCACCCATAGTTCCATGATCGGTAATGGCTGCAGCAACCTGACCATGCTTTGAAGTTATGCGTGCAATATCATTAGGCGTTGACATTCCGTCCAAAAGACTGTATTCGGAATGACAATGTAAGTGTACAAAGTCATCCATTAATTTTGCCACATCTTCAACAAGTGACGCAACTCAACTGGGGAGATGACTGCCGTGGCCACTCCACCTTGACTAAGGAGGTCAATGGCGTCTTCATGATGATACTTAGTCATAGCCCTAACTTCTTTGATACCAGCATTTATGATAGTCCTAGCACAGAACACACACGGAGTAGTAGTAAGATACATTGTGGCGTTCTTAGTCTTTGCACCGTTATGTGCAGCATGCAATATTGCATTAAGTTCAGCATGTACCGCTCTACACTTGCGGAAATCACTACCAGGCTCCCTTGTTAAACAAGAGATAGCGCAATGTTCAGTCCCCTTCGGAGAGCCATTATATCCAGTAGATATGATGCCCATCGTTTCAGAGTCAACAATGACAGCACCAACAGCTCTTGATGGACAAGTAGACCTTTGCGAAACAACCTGCGCTATATTAAAAAAATACGAATCCCAGTCTGGCCTATTATTCGGATCATGCTTTAGTTGCTTCATTTTGACCACGCAAACTCGTATAAATCAGACAAATCGTCAATCCTTATAGACGCTTCATCAGTAATATTGTAATCTTGAGACATCAATATCCCCATTCCCACTGTATTTATTTCGCCAACAATCCCTGGATTATCATCTACGAAAACATCCATGCCTAGTTCTTTATACAACTCGACCTTATGCCCATTCGATGAAAAATGAACCCCTGAATACATGAAGCCCCACTCATCCAGCCACCTTTCAGTAACCATTATAGCAGACTCCTTCGCCCTAGAAGTCACAAAATGAACATCGTTACCCTTGCCAAACAGATCATTCACCACATGCCAAGAAGTTTTAATAGGCTTCATGTTCAACCAGAACGGCTCCCCATCCAACACAGACTCATAACTATCCGGCATCCCCTCATACTCCAGAACCAACTCCCTATCACTAACATCCAGATCTAACCTATCTGCCAACGCCCTCGCACCTGCAAGGAAATCGCACACAACGCCATCTATGTCTAGTCCAAATATCATATCGTAAGTCGAGGGGAGAGGGACAGTTTGCCCCTCCCCCCTCAACGACCCACTTTCTACCAGTCGCTGGCTGGAGCGCTTGCACGCTCGCCAGTCGTAAGATAAGTCTCCTGCTCACTATATGGCAGAGACATGTACATGCCATTCAGATCATGCAACTGCAAGGCGGTAACAGCCTCAGGCTCAGCAGCAATCTCCAACGGGATAAGAGTATAGTTAGTATCCGACGCACCAGATCCAGTACGGGAATACTTGTAATAACGATCCGTGATCGTACCAAACTCTTTAGCATACTCAATTAGCGTTAAACCAATATGTCGCTGATTGAACGTAGTATCGACAACTCTAGGCTCCCATACCCCCGGCTCAACCTCAACTGCGACATTGACCAATAAATGCGGTCGCGGCTTCCATCTGCCATTGTTCATAGCCTGCTCAGTGCCCCAGCAACGGTACCCATGCTGCTCACTCTGAGCGGTAGAAGCAACCTTCCACTTCCAATTGATCACCGAAGTAACCACGTTAGTAGTCATTGCCGTGCCAGCCTCAGAATCAAAATTGGCGGAATCTTCTGTCAGTTCCTGACGGAACCTAATCTTAAAAGAATCCCCATCCTTTAGGCTAAAATACTTTTTAGTGCCACCCCCAGTTGAGGTTGCACCAATTTGCTTTTCCATTTCTTGTAACGATGTAAACGTTTTCACTTTTTCTCCTTAGTTATTTTATAGTTTAATTTTACTGTTATCGACAGCCTCTGAAATCTCAGAAGCTGTCATGTCACCGGGGTCGGCGCGCCCATCTGAGCATTCTGCCCATCGCACACGCCGTCCACGGCATGACACCATTATATCATGTCCCATGACCCGACCGGCCTCATCTGCATCGGGAAATGCGATAATTTCATCAAAATACTTTCTGATCAGAGTGTACTGATGTTCTGAAATCTTAGAACCTAGCGTTGCTATCACATTTGGGAACCCAGCCTGGTGTATCTTTATAGCATCTAGGCTTCCTTCAGTAATAATCACAGAGTCATACTGTTTAGCATTGCACAGATTGAACAATACCTTTGCACGCTTAAACCCATTAGTATACAAATACCTTGGCTCTTGATTACTATCAGTTGCCCTTCCTATCATCCCAACCAACTTATAACTCTCATCTCTGACCGGGATGACTACCCTCTGCTTCTTATCTGAGAAGCAGACCTCAAAGTATTTCAACGTATCCATGTCAAACCCTCGGTCTGTCAAAGAGGACAACTTATGACCATCAAGTTCGTAATCCAAAGTTAAGCCATCAATAGACATTTCTATATCTTCACTAATGTCTACTTTCCTATTTAACTTAATTTTCAACAACTCAGGATTTACAACAGTGTTCTCTGTGACATCTTCATTAAGCAATCTTCTGTGTAGCTGCCTATAATTCCCCTTTGCGCCACATGACGGATTAAAGCACTGCCACAGTCCACTCTTTGTATTTATATAGCACGAAGCGCTGTCAGTATTTCTATGGAATGGACAGTAGATTGCTACCTCTTCTATCCCCTGTGATTGTATATTAACATTGGCCCTGTCAAGAAGTTTCTTGATATCCTCTAGCATTCTTGAAACACCAACTTAAAGTAGTACAAATCCTCCCCATGCATATACTCGAGTAAAAGCCTAGACTTGACTTCTCGTCCATCATATATCTCATTGCTGATCATATCACCAATCCAAGGCTTAATCCTATTCAGCGCCCCCGGATTCTCCACAATCCCAGTAACAGCAGGATTGTCACCCTCAAACTCTAAAAATTCGCTAATCTGATGATAGTCACTCATGCCAGATCCCACTCTTCCTTCCAATCACCCGTGTCCAAATTCCAACGAAGATAGAAACCAAAATGAGTTGCCCTTCTCACCTTCCTGCTTACCACCTGAAACACATCGGAATTGAAATCCCTATGTATAGCCAACACCAAGTCGGCATCGTAAGCCAACTGCTTAGACCACGCAACTTCTTCCAACTCTGGTGGACGCTCAGAGTGGCCATCAGACATGGTTACTGCAGCAACGTCGATGATCGGAACAGAATTCTTCACAGCCATCCTTTTGAATGCCTTAGAAAGATTCTTCGCTTTCTCAGTCTCATTCCTAGCACCGCTAGCATCATCGAATAATCCATGATAGTCAAGGATAACCAAATCCGGCTTATACTGATCAATCTTAGCCTGAACCATGTGCTGATCCGCAGTGTCCATGCCCTCAGTAGTCACAACGTGAATAGGGTGCTTTCCTTCATAAGTCTCCTTGGCCCAAGACTTATACTTATCAACGATACCTGGGTTTGCACTAACCAAATCGGTATTCGTGAAATGCCCCTCACCATTATTCAACAGTGTGTCGATACGCTGAGCTTCCTGCTGCTTATTCATCTCTAATGAGATAACCAAAGGAGTATAACCAGCACGCCAAGCATTCACAGCAAACAAACGAGCAACGAATGACTTGCCTACGCCAGTCCATCCCAGTAAAACAACAAAATCGCCATCCTGCCAGCCGCCGAAAATCTTATCCATGATAGAGATTCCGCTAGGCACTCCGACAATATCCCTGTTCTTCTCCTTTGATCGTGTTAGGAGATCCTCAAAACGATCCTCCCATTCCTCAACTAAGTTTGAATCCTTCAAGGAAGAACTAACTTTGGTAAGTTCACTAGCCCTAGACATGAGGTATCCAATTGCCTCTTTGGGACCAGATTCATCTACAAGATCATTACTTCTTGACAACGCAGTTCTTACTTGCTGAGACAGAGACTCCCTATGAGCAATATCTATATAATATTGCAAGGGTTCTGTGACATGGAATACTTCAAAGTCGGGGAAATGATGCTTGATAGTTTCAGTAGATGGTACCTTCTTGTGTACGTCGTAGTGGTCGGCAATAAAAGACCAAACATCTTTCTGCTCAACAAACACATTTTTAACATTTTCCGTACCACATAGCGCAAAGTCGCCATCTGCGACAATGGCGTTCAACAGTTTAGTTTCGTAATTCAATTTGACTCCATCTTAAGTCTAGTTTGCTCAACAATGTCTTTAAATCTCTTTTTTGACGCTTCTTCAAATTTAGACCTTTCTATCAAATCTTTGGATTTCAAAGCGAAATCGAAAACTAAAATCGCACCATAAGTATCCACAACAAACTTAGCAACAGCAGGCTCTAGATCTTTGTAATTGAAATGATCAACCAAACTCTTTGCGACTTGCTCTTGCCTTGGAGGGTCCGGTACAAACAACTTACCGTGTTTATCACATTCCTTCTGGAATAAGGCTATCAAATCCTGACCAGTTACTTTCTTTGCCATCTCCAACCTCCTTCCACAAGGATTCAAGCCTATCAAATTCACTGGTTCCGGCAAAAACACCTACCGGTATGTCACCTTCGGCATACTGCATCATCATCAGTAAAGCACATTCCGATATAACTGGGCATTCCATACAAATGCTTTTGGCACACTCGACCTCTGCCTCAACGTAACTCAGCCAATAATTTTCACGGGCATTTCCTCTACATAAAGCCCCGTCCAAATTCGGCATGCCTATTCCTTATCTAACTCGGAAAGCTTTTCCTCAATCTGCTCGTCAACCTTCTGCCACAGTTGTGCCCATAACGTATTGTTATCAAAGGCATCAGTCCTAACCTCTGCGCCAGCATCCAATCTCAGGGACTCATAATTCCCTAGATTCTTCGTAATGCCCAATGACACCCAAATCTTACCATCTTTATGATTATCACTCATTGAAATTCTCCAATGCTCTTTTGCTCTTTGCACTCAAGTCTCTTATTCTGGACCTGAGTTCTCTACTGGTTATATTTTTCTTAGGCGGGCGCCCCGGAGGCTTCCGCTCCGAAAAGAATGATAGCACATCCGCAACGTCATCTTGCGTATACACTCGCCAATTCTTTAAACCGGAACCCCCACCAACCCGCTCTGGTGGGGATAAGTGGCCAAGACGCTCATACCTCCTGATTGTATCAGGTTTCCTCTGAACAATCTTGGCCACTTCCCCTATCGTATAAACTCGCTTCAAGAATAGATACGCATTATCTAATGGTATCTCGAGGATATCTCCCGAAGCCAGTTGTTTTATTTTAACTTTATTAAATTTTTTATGAATAGACAAAACTTTCACCAAATCAGGCCCATAAGAATATACCTTATTTGGCGAAACTTTAAAATTCAAGTTTGTCAGCCTTATCTACTATTTGTCTTAGGCTAGCCTTAGTTGCATTAGCCCATACATCTTTAGGAACGTCTCTTGACCATCCACAACCTAAACAAGTTAGATCAATGTACGGATACCCAGGTACCTCACTAGCAAGTACCCTGCCATTGCACTTTTTGCAAAAAATACTAGCCTTTTCCATTTTTAACCCTTTGGTAAGGTAGCAGCAGTGCCGCTTTCGCCAACCTGAGTTGCAACAACACTCTTCAGAACAGATATTCCGGCACCAACAGCAGCGACACCCGCAGCCTTCGCGCTGGCCATATCGCCAACAGTAAAGACAGCAAGAAAAGCCTGAGCTGCAGTCCAGATAGCCCTCTCAAGAGCATCCTTAATAAAAGTTGAATTTAACATTTTTTCTCCTTTAATCTAGCCAGCACGTATATTCAGCCGTGACAATCCCATTTTCAGGATGCACAAACTGTAAATGCTGAGATGGTCTGCCAATAGCAGCCAGTGATTCCATAGCATATGTATTAGTAGACTCAGGGCTTCCAGCAACCCTACATTGAACAGTATTAAACGTCATCTTTGTAGGAGTATGCCAGTGTCCACAGAAAACATCTTGAAATTCTTCTTGGACAGCCCCAACTTTCCAGCCATATATCTTCTTCTGGAACGGATAAAACGAACCAAAAGACCTGAACTGGTCGCCATGACACAGTAGACAACTATAATTCCCGATTCTGTCTACCGTATACCAATTTCGCTCCCCGTGCCCGTCAGGAATGTCAAATGTAATCCTTGGTTCAGATTCAAACATTAGACTTATAATCCTATAAAGCATTCGGTCGGCATTTGTTTCGGGATCATGATCCTTCCTTGCCCTACCGCCTATGGCACCATGATTGCCAATAACGCCAGAAACATGAACGGACTCAAAATTTTCAAGCATTGTCCTAAGGAACGTTGCCATAATCCTCGGGCCATCAACCGTAACTTGCCTATACAAGCCACCATCAATTAAAAACGATTGCCCTGGAAAAATCAACTCTCCTTCAACAATGTCACCCAGTGCCCAAACATGCAACTTCTTAACTGGATGATTCTCTCTTTGAATGTTAGTCAGATGTACGACTTTTTCCGCAAACTTCTGGATTCTTTCTTCACAAACGGAAGAATCGTAATCTGGAGTCACCTTAGCGAGTTGCCAATCCGCTAAGACCGCTACTGCAACCTCTTCCCCCTTAGTTCTCCTATCCTTCTTTGGAGCAGGAACATCAGGCAAAGACAGCGTTGAAATTTCATCTTTCACCGCTTCATAAATTGCACCAGCAAGATCATCTTTCTTATCTTTAACTTTATTATATTCTGTTACTAACTTGTTATAAGCGGCTCTAAGTTCGTAATCGTTATCGTACTTATCACCACTAAGTGGGTCTGTTTCCACAGGGAAATCTCCTGACTCGAGCCTAAAGCGGCAAATCTTCTCGCCCTCGCAGGCGTCAAGATCTTTCCTACATCTAGGATCTGCATATTTTTGATTATGTACATTGGGGATGAACTTGATTCCACACCCCGCTGCCTCACATACCTTCATACGTCCTCCGTGAATGGCTTCAGACCATCATACACCGTCGTTCGACGCGGAACGCGGACCTAGGGCAGATTTCCCTGAGAGGTCACGCTTCACCACCTTACGCCCCCGACGCTTCTCAGCAGTCTTGCTCGCTGTCTCCCTCAACTTGTCCTTATGCTTCCAAGTCAAACGCCTGCCTTCGCTATGAATAGCAGTATGCTCCTGAGCGGTACACAGATACAAATTGGTTATCCGATTGTCCAATTTTTCTTCGTTAATATGATGCACGGTCTCCCAACTCTCCAGGTATCTCTGTAAAAAATCTTCCATAACTACACGATGCTCATACACATAGCCGCAAATATCGTTAGGATGATCTGGACGCAAAACCCTTACGTAACCTTTATCATCCACATACTTACCCCCGCCAAAATTTGGATTAGCAGACCCGTCAAAATAATGGTCAACACGCCAATCAATCTCTCCCCTCTGAGAGGGAAGTTGCTTAGACCTTCTTGCCACAGTCTTCAGCAAACAATTGCTTCTTAGAGGTACTCGAAGCCAGAGTTTTGTACGAAGTAGCGCCACTTTCTCTAGACATGAATACTGTATACGCAACGTTCGTTTTGCCCGTAGCGCCGCTATCCAACATTACAGTATAAGCACCTCCAGTAGTTTTCATGTCTGAAGCATCCTCATCCGGTGTTGCAAAATACCACTGCGCCACAGTAGTATCTGAACTGGCCGTACCTTCAACTAACTTAAAATAGTACCCAGCTCCAATCGCTCCGTTAGCAAGATCAGTAAACTCAACCCCAGAAATGCTAAAGGTTATCTTAAGCCATCTATTGGCTCCAATTGTTACTCTATTATCTCCACTATTATCCCAAGAACTAGAACTATCAAGCCCAATAACCTTATCCGCACTAGTATCTGTAATGGCAGAACCAGACGTACCATACTCCTGATGAGCCAAAAGGCCCTGAGCATACTCATCCGTAGTAGTCTTGATCGCCTCAGAATTTGACGACATTTGCTGTAAACGATCTGACGTTATTGGAGTGCCGTCGCTCCAACTTACAGTAGAATAAGTGTTATATCCCATGACATCTCCATTATACCATTATTAGGCTTCCAAAGCAGCCAATCTGGCCTCTGCAGCCTCTAATTTGTTTGATAGTTCTTGTATAGCCCCTACAGAATCAGCCAAAATAGCATGCAGATCAAACATCTGCGGCCTTGCTTCATCAAGATCATAATAAGCAGCGACCTCTTCATCAGTCCACTCCCTCTGTAGAGACGAGAGGCTGGGCAGCACCTTGTCATAGTCCTCGCTATCAGGATCATTCGACTTCCACCAGTTGTACAAACCGTAGTCCTTATCGACCGTTGCCGCCTCTTCTGCGATGAAACCCCTATAACGCTTGAACTCCCACATGTCGTCTATCACTAGATCGCTGGGGTTTGTCTTGGCTGAGAACTCAACGGGCCGTAGATCCTTAATTCTGTCCAAGGCTTCAGTTGTCGGAATCGTAACGATGTCCTTCTTGATGCGCTCTGATGACGATGTTTTCATCACCTGGTCAGATGTGTTGAACCACATGTACCAACCGGAACCAGCAGCACCGGGCAACGCAGAAGTATCCATCTTGTAGTGGTACGAGTAGTTCCACCACAGGCTAGAAGTCCCAAGATCGTGGTACATGTTCCCATTAGGCCTAGGAGAGGCATAAAAAACGATGTCTCCAGCGCTGCCGCACTTGATCTTGGCGCTACTTCCAGAGTAAGCCCTCAACCATGAGGTTCCACTAGACCCGCCTTGGAAGTAGACGTTGCTACTGCTAGAGCCGGTTATGTGGTTGCCATTAGAGAATGTTATACCACCACTCATTGTGCCCCCGGTAAGTTTCAGATACTGGGGGTGGTCATCGTCAGACAAACCAGATAAAGCCCCATGATCTGTTACACCACCACTTGCAGAAGCCCATTGTGCTGTACCGGAGGAACCACCATATTCCAATACCTGCCCGCTGCTTCCCCCTGCAGGTATATGATTAGATCCAGCACCAGAATTGTGATTAATCGTAATCTGATTAGATGCCCTAGCAGAAGTTAAATGTGTGCCCCCAGAGATGGTCAACGTCTCCTGAGTGGGGCCAATATCTGTAGGGCTGGCGTCATCCCCTTGAACCTTCCAATGCGTCATATAAGAAGTCAGATCGATGCTGACCGTCCCACCAGACTCTGACAGTGGCGAGGAGAACGTATACGTAGAGCCGCCATCAATTCGAGAATCATTCCACCACAACTCATTAGTATTCTTTCGATACAAAGTATTTCCTACCCCGGCCCCAGGATCTCCATGCTCAGCAAACGACAACCCCCCATATCCCAAAACATTAGTAACAGCACTGGCGCTAGTGGATGTTGATATAAATGTATTCTGCTTATCAGGAGTTCCCATAGTAACAAACCCCCGACCAGCTGTATTATGAACGGCTTTAAAACCAGAAAAATTCGTTGTGGTGGTAAATCTTGGGGCAGCCAAATAGACTGCTGACTCTGTTGAGCTATCTGTAGTGAAGATCAACAGCCCAGGATACGCCTCATTTCCACTTCCAGTATATCCTTGAATCCATGAATGTTCAGCCACACTTGAGGCTGTAGGCGAAATAACCAACTTAGCACCTGTTCCGCTTCCAGATGTACTAAAGTGTGCTTCTCCGCTACTGTCAATATAAAAGTTTTTAGAATGTAACGATCCACCGCTGTAGAATGTTATCCCAGAAGACGAATATCCACTAGTTGTTCGACTGCCAACATACATGGCGCTAGCATCAATCGTCCACCCCCCAACAATACCAATAACACCACGAATACTCAACTCTCCAGCCGAACTGTCCCAATTCATGCCCTTCCCAGAACTCGATGTCCAATTCCCTACCGTTAAATCAGCCTTAGCAGTTACATCACCATTCGGATCTACCTTAAACAAAGGATCGCCATTGCTAGCTTGCAGCTCTATAGAACAATCATTACTATCGCTCGTCTTGCCAACAATAGTCAAGTTCCTAGCCGTCACGGCACCATTAAATTCAGCGGTCCCATCATATTGGATCATCCAACCCTCATCGCCAGCAGTATAGGAATTAGATTGAATCGTATGGTCAACCAAAGCAAACGTTGTCTGTAGACGATCAGCCGATATAGTGTTAGCCTGAATTTCCCCAGCAGTTATAGTATGCGCAGCGATCTCTGATGCCGTAATACTATTAGCAACAATATCAGCATTTCCTGTTATCCTAGCAGGAGTAATCGAGTCAGCGTTTGACATCGTTGCGTCCCCGTCATCGCCAAGACCGTTCCAATAAGTCCAAGGACTATAATTGTTAGAATTGTCATAAGCACGGACCCGTAAATAATATGCAGTTCCAGTAGTCAAACCAGAAGCAGTAATAATCCTGCCCGTCTGGCGGCCACTCTTAACCTCGTTAGAAACCCACTGACCTTCAGATGCCAGGCTCGTAGAAACACTATATTCAAACTGGCCGATACCCCACTTGGTATCTGCCTCAGTCTGCTCCTGAAGCCTCGCTATAAACCCCTTGAAGCTAACAAACATATTCGGAGTAGACGAACTAGACGAATCTTCAAACTTAGGTCCACTCGGCGCAGTTGTATCAACACAAGCCGAAATATTGCTTATTATTTGGTTCCCCCCAGATATTCCCGCTCCACTCTTACCATAAGCAATCAATTTATATTTAGTATCCGCAACATTCGCCATCGGAACCTGCTCAAACGAATGGCTCGTAATAGAAGTTTCGACTTCCGCAACTTTCAAATAGTTGGCTCCATCATCAATACTTCTATATAACTGAACAATATACGACGACGCCCCCGGAACTTTATTCCATGTAACATTCCTGATCGACGCCCCATCGTCAACTATCTCGCAAGTCGATGCCAAGCCAGTTAATGTGCCAGGTACAGTTGGGCCAATAAACACCCCATCAGCACCACCCTCTGGGGGTTCTATTATAATCCCGCCCTTAGGTCGTAACGGGTTATCGTCAACAATGTTCAGGACGATACGCTTTAAATCGCCTTCCGTTATAAAATCAAACAAATCATAGCCAGAAAAATCTATCTTAGTGGAATTAATTCCATCGTGGCTATGGCCCTGGGCAGTAAAATACGTTACCTTATTTTCGGGAGTTCCCTCAGACATCAGGAAACCTCCCTAAGAGTAAGTTTTTGCTTCACTCCTCCAGTATACTCTATTTTAGACTCAATAACCCAGTAGTCACGATTGGAAATCCCAAGCTGCTCTAGGCTAGAAATCGTGACACGATCACCCAATTGAAGCCTAGGCATAGATATCACATTCACATCCAATATTGGTGACCCATTTTCCATCTTGCTAATCAGAAAGTCAGCTATCCTTTGAGCGTAATCCTCATCAGAAAAGAACCTGTTATTTATCTTTATCTCTTTCAAACCGTATTTTCTAATACTATCAGAATAGTTAGCACTCTTGCTATTCACCTCAGAAGTTGCGCCGGCATCAGAAATTGCCACCCCCGCAATAGAGGTGAAATACTCAACGCCAGTGTACTCATTCTTTCCATCCAACAACACTACTTGTCCAGAGTTGGATTCAATCGGGACATCAGTTGTGGCCGAAATAACTATTTCACCAGAATAAGGTTTTTTAATAAATCTCTCAATTTCAACCAAATCTGGGTTTTCAAACTCTATAGCAGCAATAAATGGATCTTTAATATCAACAGCAGGGGCCTGCGTCCAACCAAACTGGTAAAACTTCGTCTCTCTAACAATAGAAAGTCGTGCATGTTCAGCAGCAGTAGTTCCAAACTGGCCCCTAGTAAGTTCTAACAACTGGCTTCCAGTAGTCGAATCATACTTAATAATTTCTGAATTTATTTTCACATACCCCTTTTCCGGCCACGGTGGATCTGAGATATTATCAACCAACATTTGAGTGGCAGAAGCAGATAACGGATCGCTAGCAAGTTTCGTAACTGTAACACTATGATTATTAGGCGCCCTCCACAACGAGTTAATTCCTATATTCTTTTTGATAGTAGGATTAACTACCACTGTAACCTTATTCGCAAGCAATTCGATACGCCTCTCCGCATTCTCAATATTAGAAGAATCGCTCAGAGTGGCCTGAGACACAGCGTGATCCGTAATGGCTGCCTCGTGAAGTCTATAGAAGTGATCGTACCTGAACTTCCCAAACTCATCGAAATAAAACATGCCCAAATCACCAGTAGCAATCTGACCTGCAATCTCAAAAGCATTCTGATTGCCAAACAGATACGGATGAATCCTCAACTCAGACATAGTGGTAATATAATAATGATCCCGCACCTGATCTGCCGTCAGCGCCTTTCGGTAAATAGCAAACTCATCGAAATACCCACGGAAATGAGTAGTGCTTGTAGACCCATAAGTATGCTTACCAAGCAAGAAATCCTGACTAGACCAACCTGCCGGGGCGCCAACGCTCGTCGCCGTATCCTTCAAGACCCCATTCTCATAATACTTTAAATCTGTACCATCGTATGTAGCGACAACGTGAACCCAGCTATCTATTGCCCCAGCCGCAGTAACAGATGCCTGATGCATCGTCCCTGAACTATTGATAAACTTAACCCCACGACTCGAACTCTTCCAATACAACCCAACACCCTTAGTCCCAGTACCAGATGTTGCATTATCCATATTGCCGGCATAAACACCTTGACCCGATACAAATGCAGTAAAGTTTACATATGCTTCAAGACTAAACTCGCCAGTATAGTTGCTACTAGTATTATTGGTAAGGTCAAGAGATAAGTCATATGGAATAGTAACATAATCGTCGCTTCCACTAGTATGATCAAACTGAACAGCATGATCTTCCCGATCCGAAGTTAAACCACCAGGTTTGCGAAGCAACGGATCACCAGAATATGTGCCATGATTTCTAATATCTGACGAATAGTTATTAGTGGCAACGAAATCATTCCTAGATCCAATAACGTCAAATGCAACCTCAGTCCTAGTCTCCGTATTCGTAATTGCCGAAAAAGAACCGCCACCAATATTGCGCTCTACCTTGAAATCAAATGTACCATCAGCATGAAAAGCCTCAACCCTAATAGGTACAGGTCGCCCAGCATAAAGATAAATACTATCAGTAGTATAATTATCAGACGACTTGAACAACTTGTCCAATCTCAAATAGCCCTTATGCGTATCCATATCCCTACGCAAAGTCTCGCTTCCCTTACCAGACTCGTATATCGTTCTAGACGAATTTCCCCCAATATACAACCTAAACCCGCCATTAGCGACAGTGACTTTAAACTGATAATTGTTACTACTTGGAGGAATGAAAAATCCATCGAATACGGCATGATAATAATCTGTCTGCCCGCCTATCGTTCGGTTATCGAAATCTATGGCATTATTAGTTGTCGCAGCATTTTCCAAACTATTTTCAGTTACATTCGGTGACCTAGTGTAGTCAATCAACTCCCTCCCCGAAAGGGACGGAATCTGAGTCTGGAACACCAACGTGTCAGGATTCTGCGCCTTCTGGACCTCCATAATATGCTCTGAGACCTCCTGTAAGGCCCACCAGCGGGCTACGAGGCCATTAGAGGGGGTAATGGAGTCTGTACCGCTCGCGGTCCCGTCACCGACCCCCTCTGAGAAGCGGAAGTGGGCAATCGCCCCATCCTCCCTAACCGCCTTTCGATACGGATACAGAGACTGGAAGTCAGCCCGTGGGAAGTTCTTCTGCGTCACCAGAGTTCTCAGAGCAGCACCCGCATCAGAGTTTTCAACAATAAACCCACCATCAATAGCCACATCAGTCATGAACCTAGTAAAATCTCTAGCCCTAACCTCCATCGTCATATTACTAGACTGCTTCCACTCATCAGCCCAGTAAGTACCACAATTTACATATTCAAAAACATCAGGATTCTCAGAAGTCCTCCAACCCATAGAAATAGTAAACTTAACATCTTTATTTATATAACCGCCATACAACTTATTATTACCAATAGTAAAACTATGATCGTGATTATCCAACGTCATAGAAAACTCATTAGCTGCAATCCCACCCAAAGGCAAAGTAGTATCATGTATCTCCCTATTCTTTGCAGTGCTGCAACTTACAACCTTATCACTAATATCTGTTTCATATACAGGATTTATTTCATTAATCCTTGCGTGATCTGATCCATTCTGAGTCTTATGTACTGTCAGTTTAACTCCCTGCACATCCAGCGTGTTACCAGAATTCAGCGTGTGCCTATAAGTGTGAGTGCCCTTAGATAAAACATGGTTCGTAACAACATTCTGATAAGTTCCGTTTGAATCCTTATATTGCAAAGTATACTCTTTGACAGCGCCAGAATACTCAGAAGTATAAACATCAATATAGTTTATTTTTTCCTGATCAAAAGTCATTGTTACAACCGGCTCAGTTGAATACACGCCAGACGAGTTAGTAGCATTCTTCGCACGCCAACCAAACTCTGTCGCCCCATCATTCTTTTCCGGCATCGCATGCCATGTGCCATCAGCACGAATCGTTAAACCATCAACATCCTTATCGCCGGCAACAGCCCAAGTTGTAGCCTGCCTATTCCACCCATTAGTGACCTGCCTACCATCAAAATAATCTCCAACCTCCCCATCCGCCTTCTCAGAATCAGTATAATCCTCCGACGAAGGCGTAACAGTCACAGCAACATTATCTAAAGTCTTAGAATTCCTCCACTCAGCAATAATCTTAGGCAAAACCTGCTGAACCCCCGACGCCGTAGCCGTATCGAAAGCAGAACTCAACGCTGTCCCCTGGTCATTTACAGTAATCATACCTCTTCAAACTCCATAGTAACATCCCAAAAATATTTACCATACTTACTATCACTATTCAACGGCGTCCCAATCTCAGCATCATCAGACACAACACCATCAACAGTATCAGTAACAACCGCCCTACGGACAAGATTCTCACTATATGATTTTACCACAACACTGTAATCCCCATCAGCATCAAATACCGAACTCGTTGCACTACGCAAACCAAGAGTATGAATCGAATCGGCATCAGCAACAGACTTCAAATAATCACGCCCATTCAAGAAATCGAAATTACCCTGCTTGTCGTTTGCTATAAACTTCCAAGTAAACTTAAATACCTTCTTATTGTAATCTGTTGGGAAAAACCTGTTAGTATTCCCATCTGCCCTACTAACCGTAGACACAGAATTAAACTTTTCAGAAATCCCAAATTTCCTATTTTGCTCAGTTATAGGATTATTATCAAGACGCATAAGGTACAGCCAATCATCCATCACACCAACTTTGCTTCTATCAGCACTAAGAACCGCTCTCCCAATCTGAGTAACCACAACACTAATCGATCCAGAACCAGACAACGTAGGAGAAGCCACAATCTGAATCTCCCCAACAGCAGTCACGGCTCCTGCACCCGACATGGCTGGAGGATCAACTATCCGATCCGCCGTTGATGACACAGCAGGAACAGAACCAGACCCAGACAACTCCTTCGCCACCAACAAAACTTCCCTAGCGATAACCGCAACCAAACCAGAACCCGCAACAGGGCCAGAAGACCCAACAGCAATCTTGCTGCACGCAACATCAGGAACGGTGCCAGAACCAGACAACGACGCACTGGCAAACACAACCTCCGTACCAGTAACAGAAACAGAACCGGCACCCGATATCGTAGAAGTAGCTAACAGCACCTCACTCCCAACCGTAGCCGTAGAACCAACAGATATAGGAGCAACACTACCAAACAACACCTCAGTACCAGAAGAAGAAACAGATCCAGCACCAGAGAACGCAGAACTTGACAAAGCATGCCTGGTATAATCAGTTGCAACCGAACCACTACCAGATATAGCAGCACTCAAACTCTTGACAACAACAGGGGCAGCAGCCAAAGATCCGATACCAGACTGAGCCGAAGTATTAAACAAAACCTCCCTACCCGCCGCCAGAGACGAACCAGTAGCAGATATAGATATCGACAGATACCTAATCTTATACGAAGTCCCCGACACGCTACCAGAACCACTAGACGCAGACACACCCAGAAGTTCTTCCCGACCAACAGCAGCAGTAGAACCAGAACCGGCCAAAACCGAAGGATACCCAGGTCTAACAGCATGCGAAACGCAAGACAACGTACCAGACCCAGACACAGCAACTGAACGGTGATTGATCTCTGTTCCAGTAGCAGCAACACTACCGCTTGCAGTAACAGTTGCATTACCAAATCGTATCCCCATAGCAGCAATAAACGAAGAACCAGCACCAACAAGAGCAGAAGCCAGATGCTCTATCAAACCGGCTGCAGAAACAGCAGAACCACTTCCAGCCAAAGCCGCACTGGCGAACAAACCAGTACCATAATCCGCATCAACAGAACCAGATCCAGACAATACAACAGCGCCAGCATTAAACACCAACGGAACGCACGACACAGAACCAGAACCAGAAACCGCTGAAGCGCCATGCAGAACTTCCGTACCAGTCGCTGACAGAGTTCCAGTACAGGCAAGTGTTGTCGAATCAAGCAATACCTCGATTGCCACCGACAGAGTAGAACCAACACCGATTATCGCAGAAGAAGCATATTCAATCAGACCAGCAACCGACACCGCAGTACCAGACCCGGAAATAGCCGCCGAAGCATACTGGATGCCAGAATGCGAAACTGAAAGCGTACCCGTTCCAGACAAAGTAATCTCTGGTAGCAGTTCCTCCATCCCGACAGATACAGCAGAACCAGAACAAGATAGTGCCGCAGAAGCATACAAGATTTCAACAGCAGACGCCGACACCGCCCCGGCTCCCGAAACAGCAGCAGACGCGAACAATATAGGCGTTGCAGTAGCAGACACAGTGCCCGCCCCAGCCAAAGTCACAGTTGGCAACAACTCTTCAATAGCAACAGTAACAGCAGAACCCGAACAAGACAACGATGCAGCACCCAGAAGAACCTCTATACCAGTACACGACAAAGTACCAGTCCCAGACATAGTAACCGTTGGCAACAACTCCTCTATGCCAACAGTAACAGAAGAACCCGTACCAGAAATAGCAACAGAACCAAACAGAATCTCCATCGCAGAACACGACACCGACCCCGAACCAGACAACGCAACCGTCGGCAACAACTCTTCAATACCAACCGTAACCGACGAACCCGTACCAGAAATCGCCACAGAAGCATGGATTATCTCATAAGCCGTCGCAGACACAGAACCTGAACCAGACGGCGACGAAGAAGCCAACAACTCCTCAATACCCGTAGCCGAAACAGAACCAGCACCAGACACCGCAGAACTAGCCACAGCAACCTTAGATGCCGCACAAGAAACAGACCCAGAACCCGACATCTGACAAACGCCAACCCGCTCACCATAAGCCGCAATAACAGCAGAACCTGCACCAATAACCGCAGCAGCAAGATGCTCCACCAACGTTGCAGCAGTGACAGCAGAACCAGACGCTGAAATAGTTATGGCGCCACTCTCAATCTCTCGAGTAGTACCAGTGAATGAATAAGTTAACGGATGAGTAAACGAATTATAGCCGTCATTAAAAGCTGTAGCCATTTAACTCTCCCTTAACACTAATGAAACATTATAAAAGTGTGTCCCCGTGTTGAGTTCTCTACGAACTAGATCTTCATTGTATGACTCTATAAAAACAGTGTAAGTAGATCCAGCATCATTAGGTTTATCTTGAACAAAGAACTCCAACATCTGCCGGTTCCCGACTAAACTTTTCAAATAATCTCTACCATACTGGCCATCAACCGTCTTAGAAGTCTTAGACGGCAGAAACTGCCAGTCTAAATTGAAAGTTTGCTTAACGCCCCGAAGAAACCTCCGGGTATTACCAGATAGCAACTGCACATCATCGTACACATAGTTGACCCCAATACCAAACTTTCTATTATGGGCGGTTAAAATCTTATTATTAAGTTTACATAACCTATAAACGTCAACATAAGTATTGACACCACTAACCCTAATCTTAGGAAGCGTACCGGTTGCCGACAGTTCAGCAATTCCAGTTACGGTAGCCATCAGACCCTGGATCTAGTGTTTCGCTCAGTATAGCTTCCCACAGTCCTCTTCTCAATACCCCTAGCCCGTTCAGAACTTGGGGCAACATGGATATTATAATCGGACATCATCTTCTCAAACCATTCACGCTGCCCAACAAAAGTATCAACATGGATAGTAATATTACTATTACTGTTATTAGTCACTCCCCCGCCAGCATCATTAGGACCGCTAAGTTTACCAAAGCTATTCATGTTATTCAAAGCCCCAACACCAATACGCCTAGTAGCCTTAGCGCTCATCATAAACTCGCCACCATGAGCCATAACAGGGATCATAGACGAGCCAAACCCGCCAAGATACCTTCCATACTGAGCTTTAATAGCACCACCATAATATTTATAGTCAGGCTCCCAGTCTGAGCCGGTGTACCATGACGGAATCCCAGCCACTACCCCACCTAAATAATCTGCCCAGTTTTGCGCACCGCCCATTCTTGCTGCAAATTCAGACTTATAGTCTGGTATTCCCTTTGCGCCTTCTTGTGCTCTCGCAACACGAGACTCATTTAAATAATTTGCCCAATTTTGCGCACCAGCCATTCTCGCCTCAAACTCAGATCCATACTCTGGGCCACGGATCGGGTCAGTCAGACCAGAAATAATGTGACCATAAATATTTTTATCAAGACCCTTAGTCGCCATCATCAAGGCTTCCTGAGTGCCCGCTTGCTCCCCCAATAAAGCCTGCTCCAACCTATCCTTCCAACCCTTAATCCTAGTTTCAAAAGCAACAAACTCTTCCTCAACCTTATCAAACTCATCAAACAACCATGCAAACGGGCCATCCCCCTCCATAGCCGCAGGAGTCCAGTTGTAAACATCACGCATACCACTAGTAACATCCTCCACAATGCTGTCGAAAATGTTAGGCCCCATCTCACCTCTAAGTTTACCCATGATACCCTCAGCCTCTTCGCTGCCAACAAGTTTAACGATCTCAGCATCAATATCATCTACAATCTGTGCCCACTCAGCCTTATTCTTGGGACTAAACTTAGTCAACTCTTCAAGAACACCATCCAACTCAGTTTTCATATCATCACGTAACTGCTGATACGCCCTCTTCTGCTCATTAATCCTCTCTATCGTATCTTGACGTTGCTGATCCAGCAGAGTTTCGTTACGCTTAGTGTCAAGATCCGACAACTTCTTGTCAGCATCTTCCTTCTGCTTCCTCTCCTTAAGATCCAACTGGCGAGCATCACCAATCCGCCCCTCATAGATAGCCAAAGCCCTATTCCGACGATACGAATCATTCCTAAGGGCCATATCTCTAATCTGTTCACGACGCTTCGTCTGATAAGCAACCTCCTTAGACAGACGCTCTTCCTCTTTAATAACAGCGTTAATAGCATCAATCTGAGCATCATACGCTGCCACAACACTCTCTGTTTGACTATCAAACGCATCAAGAACCAAAGCCTTAGCGTCGCCAACCATCTTCCTAATGGCCTTTTCCATTTCCTTAACAAACTTAGCAAAAGCAGACGTAAAGCCATCAGCAAATGTTTCAGCAGCCTCCCGCCCCTCTTTCGCTGCATCATTAATAGCCTGATGCATCCCAGGAGCAGCAAACTCCATCTCGTCTTCAAACCCATCGGCAACCCCAGAACCAAGAACTCCACCCAACTCTTCACCAATACTTCTTACATCGCTGGACCTAATTCCTATAAGTTCTTCCGCCGAAATACCACTCAATTCTGCTATCTGATCCCGCATGCCATCTACAGCTGTCGTTCCAAAATCACGCAACCCCTCGGCGGCAGCACGCAACCCATCAGCCCAAGAATCATTAAACCATCCGACCACACTAGCCGCCCGATCAACAAACCAAGCAAGTTTATCTATTATGAAATTGAATACGCCATCAACCATGCTTACAAGGCCAAGCAAGGCGGCACCAGCAGCTCTCTTAACATGCACCCAAACCTGAGAGAAATCACCCTTAAACAAAGCAACCATCGCTTTTACAATTTCAATAACAGCAGTCAGTTGCCCTAAAAAGAAGTTGATAACCGGCGTAACAACATCCATAGCCAAACTAATCGCTTTGGCTACAAGTTTAAACAAACCAGCTATACCCTGCAAAGCGAGCGCAATACCCTTAAAGACTGCGCCAAACACTTTGCCCAAGGTAGTACCTTGATCGGCACCTTCTTTAGCGCCAAAAGACAACCTATTAAACAACTGGAACACGGCGTCCATCACAGAACCCAAAGCAGACTTAATCGAATCCCAAGCAGCCCTAAGAGCCTCCAATCCCGGCTCTACGGCGGCTCTAAACGTAACCCAGTTATTTTTGATGGTGATCCAAACAGCAGCAATGGTACCAAGTAACACAGTAAACGCCAAAGCCCAAGGATTGAAAAACATCAATATCTTTTTAGCCATCGCTATTGGAGACAACATGAGTTTAAGCAGCGGGCCAATCTTTTTTATTACTCCAATAAATCCTGTCGCCTGTTTTTTCAAGCCAGAAAACATTCCACGACTCTTAGCCATCTCTCCAGCACGTTTAAACTGTCCAGACCCCAAAGCGCCGGGGATTGATCCCGGTGCAGCCATTGGCCCGCGCCATGCTGGCGCCGTCGCCATATGCGCTTTTCTAATAGTACGCCCCATCTGAAATTTTCGGACATTTCCAACAGTCCTACTATGTAATGCTGCACCAGCACGGCCCCCAGCGCCAAATGGCATCACACCACCACGCGCCCCATACATGAACCTTTTAACACCAAGAGCGCCCTTTCTAATACTACGGGCAGGATGCATTGCCATACGAGCAGCACCGGCTACACCCCTGCCAAATGCGGTTCTCCCAATGTGTTTGTTAAAGGCATTCACGGCTCTAACCGATATATTTTCACGATGAGCCACAGTATTAGCATGTGCAGCCACCGTGTCCATCTGTGTCGCTAACGCTGCCATCTCCTTAGATGCGGCCTCTTTTATATGCAACCCGTGCGCCGCACTGAGGACTCCAAGATTTTCAGCCTTCGCCGCTGTATTTTGTACTATCGCCGCTGTAGAATGCTTATGAGCCAATGCTAGCATCTCAACCGAAAAAGCCTGCTCATTAGCAGCAACAGTTGCCGCCCTACCAGCAGCAGTAAAGCCTGAGAAGAACCTTCCTACCGCCCCCGCCATAATTTGCATGGTCTGACCAAACGCCATCTTCATAATCGCCAACATATACAATAAAGGACCAAAAGAAGCAACCAAAGCAGCAATAATAACAATTATTTTCTTAACCCCATCAGGTATAGCCCTAAAAGCGTCAATCCATTTGTTAACAATAGGCAGAATATGATCAACAACCATCCTGTTAACCAAACCACCTATTTCCGTCAAAGCATTCTTCATAGCAGTTCTAGCCTGCTGCATCTTGAATGCATCAGATTCCAAAACCTTCTGCATCTCTTCCATTGAGCTTTTCTGAGCGTTTTCAACACCAGACATCTGAATGATCAAGCTTCGCAAGAACTGCGAAGTAACATTCTCCATCTTCTTAGAATCCTTCAACAACTCATCCGCAGCCTTCTTCATCCCTTCCGAAGGAACCCTCGAAGCCCTAGCGAACTCAGTCATATTAGAAACCTGTTGACTACCAAACACTTCCTGGCCGCCCAGCTCTCTCATAGCATCAGTTACAACTTGAATCTGATTCTCTGCTGCCTGCATATCCATAACAAACAACTGGACCTTAGCAGTCTGCCTAATGCCAAGAATATTCTTGACAATATCGAACGCAGAAGCATCACCAAGTTCCCTTCTAATAGACAACAGGCTCTGACCAAAGTTAGCCAAAGTCTCAATACCGACCCCGGCCTCAAAGTTGAACTTCTTCAAAGTCTTCCTAGCCTCTTCAACCTTCTCATCTGCTTGCTTAGTAAGACTAGTCAAACGTAACAAACCAGTACGCAAAGCAACAGTACCCTCAGCAGCAGAAACACCAGACGCCTTCATAGCAGCCAAAGCACCAGCAGCCTCAGTAACCGTCAAACCGAACTGAACCGTAATCGGAACCAACTTCGGAATAGCATCAGCCATATCAGAAATTGCCATAGCAGTATTGTTATTAACAATATTGAACAGATACATCTGCCCAGTAGCCTGCTTAATAGCATCATTGAATGAAAGAGTTTCCCCTCTCAAAGTCGCCATGTTCCTCATAGCGAAAACAGTTGATGTCAAAATCTCTTTAGCAGGACCAACATCAATCTGCCCGAGGATCGCCAACTCATTTGAGGCCCTAACCAGAGTATCCACTTCGCTAATGGGCATACCAACCAAAGCGAAGTCTGTAGCGATATCAGTAATCAGATCCCTAGAAACACCAAACGACTCAGACAGTTTCTCAAACTGTCCAAACAACTTTTCAAAATCATCTCCAGCTCCACGAGTCAGACCAGTAATTTTAATAAATCTAATCTCAGCCTGCTCTAAAGCCCTAGCAAAACTACTAGCCTTAGAAATAGCATTAGCAAAAGGAAGCATACCAATCATGATGCTTCTACCCATGAACTGCAGGTTCTTACCAGAATTACGAATCGCTAAGCCGACACCCTTCAAATCCATAGCAAACTGATGAGCTCGCATGCTGGCGGTACCAAAGGAGCTATTTATGTTCCTCAGCCCACCCTTAAGTTTTTTTATTTCCTTTACAGATGCTCCTGTACTCTTGGCATATTTGTTTATGTTCTTGTCAAGATCTTTGATCATGGCGCCGCTAATTTTAGCGGTCTTAGCCATAGCCCTCTGATTATCTCTTAACTCTTTAAAAGTATCAGCAGCTTTCTCTGTAGCTTGATAAGACTTTACAGTGGCAGCAGCAAGCGCCTGAAACGCTGATATAGCATCAGTCGCGTCCCCTCTAATCTTAATTATAGATTCGTTAGCAGCCATGTTTCACCTACATATATTCTCCCATATTTGGCGTCATTAGTCCACTATTCTTCAGTAAACCCAACACCAATTGGCAGATGAGATATTTCAAATCCAGAAGCAGCAGCCTCACTAGACCCATCTCCTATATCAAATCCATAATCATCTGAGTCTAGATTAGTTTCCGCGCCCTGCGCCATAGCGGCAATCTTCAAATTGCGGTGATCTGCCCTACGGCAAGCACCAACAAACTCTACTAACTCTGGTAGAATTAGGCTATCCTCCAACTCCTCAAGAGATTTCCATGCCCCTATCTCAGTAAAGACATATATCCCCATCGCAGTCAGAGGAAAATCCTCCCAATCCTTCCCCTCTGAGGAGTCCCCCTCCCCAGATACTACTGGTCTAAATTTGGGTCGTTACCCATAGAAGCCGCCATAAGTGCCCCAAAACAACGCAAGTCCAAGGCATCTTCCAGAGCATCAGAATCTTCCGACAACTCCTTGTCTACCTTGGACAGCGCTATGGCGGCTGCTTCGACCATATTGTCAATATCCTCATCAGACATCGACTGTGTGGTATCCTCCGTATCCAGATCCTGCATCTTGTCCATCACCTTCATAAAACTACGAAGCTGGCGGATCGTCAGGGGTTTAATCTTTCGAGTCACCCCATCAGCAAACACAATATCATACCCGACACGAAGGTCATCGTTCTTTGCAGCCATTAACTTTTCACACCTTTCTTTTCTATATTATATCACAGACAACCGAACTTTATGCGGTTGCGTCAATGATCTTACCGTACTCATAACCGACATCAGCAGCGGTTGGCAGAATACGAAACTCCACAGGGAACACAGTCGCCTCAGCACGCTTCATGCTGTGGGAACTGGCCGAGTAAGAGATCGCACGCTTAGCCTGGAATGTACGAGTCAACGTAGTTGACGCCGTACTGCCAGGAGCGCTACCAACAGTCTTGATTGCACGCTCAAACGGATAAACGTTCTCAACACCAAACATGAAAGTGTTAGTGTCCGTCCCGTCCTGATTCTGCTTAATGTCAGAGTTTCCGACAGTAGAATCATAACCCCAAGCGTTGGCAAGGTTGACCAAAGTCGCCTCTGCAAGAGTCGTCTTAAGCATAACCTTAACCATCGACTGAATCACCTTAGCGGCGTCACCAAACTGATCGATCTCAATATCAACCATGTCAGGCTCCCAAGAAAGCTCTACACCGTCCTGAGTGGCGCCAATGTCTGCAGCAGAAGTCAGATTGGCCCCAACCAAAACCTGGGCTTCACCGACTAGAATATTACTTACTGTAACAGCCATTTTTTTCCTCCTATTATTCTAATGTGAATAAATGATGCCCCTTACTGTCACGCCAGTTAGATAAACTAATGGCGATCTCCTCTGGAACCTCATCTTTTCCTTTTCCCACTCCTCGACTATTTTGCCACTCAAAATAAAAAACCTGTTTTTTTATTTTAGCAATGTAGTCGCTTTCCGCACCTATATACGTAATAGCAGTATAGCCCATTTGCCCTTATTATGCTAGTCTAGATCACATTGTACATCAATTCAAAAGTCAAGATGACAGTATACCATCCTTCCTTTTCGACGGGTTCCTCAGAAAATGAGTCCATCAACCTAGACGAGTGTATACGGTTGGCCGTTGAAGTTATCCCCGACGAACCAGATACACTATCCCCCTTTCCAAGCAACGCAATCAACCGATTTGCCATTTTAAAACACCTATCTGCATCACTATCATATATAGTATAACGAATTAGATCTGCCCTATTCCAATATTGCTCAACACCTAAATCTAAAGGTTCCCAAATATAGACCATAAATGGAACATCATATCCAGAAACCCCTGACGAACCGTAGCCTATGATTGGGAATATATCCATAGGACTGGAGGTCGTTTTTCCAGCTAGCGTTTGCAAAGCAGAATCTGCTTTCAAGAATGTGTTTACATCATATGCGACTACAGACATTTACTTACCCCCATCCCCCTCGACCTCTAGTTATAGCACCACCACCACGTACACCCAAACCAGTAGCATCTGCAATCCTCTCAGCCATCCTGCCCTTAACCACAGCAAGCGCTATCTGATGCATCTCGTCTGAACGACCAGGAACTCTGACCTTTCTAGCTTGACGTAGAACCTTTCCAGCCATGTTGGGGTCATTTTTCCTAACTTTCATAGCTTTCCCCTTCCTGGGCAGGATCAATCCAGAAGTCTTCTTTCGTCCAGACATTAAAAATTGACCTTTGTCTTCCTTACCTGTGATTTCAACTCTGAACCGTGCATGCCCAGTAGCAGTCGTAGACACATCAACCAATTCAGAAATCTTCGTATCAGAATGCTTCAATTGCATCTGCCTATCTAATGCTTTTAAAACATCAGATGACACAAGATCACCCATCGTAGCGAACGTCTGCTTAACATTAAGACGAAGCGTCTTAATTTTGTCAGTCTGTTTCTTGACAGACGCCATACTCTTAGCATCTATAGACCAACTAGTCATTTTCACTGCCCTCTTTAACCTTAGTAACTTGAGCAATCAAATGATTAATTTTACCAGACACACCCAGTTTCTTTTCCACATTCAATATTTCAAGCGGACCAGCCTCAATAACAGTCCCATCCCGATCTTTAAGATTTTTCAATCTGTTAGCATACGTTACCAAAGCCTTATCCTCATGAGAGAATATTACAGTATACGAATCGACTTCAGCAATATAACCGCTAGTAGTTCTTGATCCGCTACCAGATTGAACTCTTACATTAACAGTGCTATTCAAACCAAAGGAAGCTTTTCTCTGACCAGCGGCACTTGTAGTGACAGTCTTAGTGTGTACCTCAACTGTGTTCGGGAAATGTATAAACGTCTGTTTCATTATACAACATAGTCCATAACATACGTAGTATAATCCATCAACAGTATATCAGCTTCAGTATTACCAGTAGTCCCTAAAAAGTCTGAATCGAACGACATCCTAGTCGTATCTAGGCTTACGTCAAGAATCCGATGATTACGGTATTCACTATCATTATTCATCATATCCGCTATTAGAATTTCAGATGCACTCTGTACATTCTGAGGAATGAACCTCCATCCCCAATCGCCTTTAACTCGATAATCTGATTTATGAGTAAACTTGTCTCCAAGCAATCTCTGGTTCACATTAGTAGTCGTCTTATGCTTAAACCGTAAATGCCAACTCGATTCAAAATTCCCAAAACTTCTAACTTTCTCCAAATTTAGTTTTGTGGAATCAGACGAATCGTGAATCAATAGTTGATCACTATCGCCATAATCAGCATGCACCGTAGTCAACGTATACATTGGTTTAGGCAAATGTAAAGCAGGAGAATCGGTTCCATCTAAAGTAATACTTTTGTTTGGGAAACTATAAAAATCTTGCCCACAATAGGTGTTAATAATTCTTCTAACTTTCTTCTCGTATGTCGTAAACGAAGAAGAAAAACTACTTTCAAGACCAGAATGAATAGCAAAAAAATCGGTTGAGTTTATATACGGCTCATACACAAAGAAATACTGAGCAGAAGTATACTCCGTAGAACCCACAGTATACGTAAATTCAACCTTATGTTCCCCAGCAGCATCCAAGTAATAATTCCCAGATCCAGCAGCCTTTTCACCATAAGTAATAGTATAAGTGCCTACTCCAGTCCTAGTACAACTAGTCGAACCTAGGACAGTCTCTCCACTCCAACTATGTGTCAATACAGCAGTAACACTATTACCTACCGGATCGGCACCTAAAGACAGTGTAAACGTTTTGCTAGTATTAGATTGAACCTCTTCCATTTTTCACTCTACCCAAGTATAGCACTGAAGTAGTCTTACTTCAAAGTTGGTTAGCCCTCAACCTCTATAAAAATACACTCCCCGGGACATTCATCAGCAGCCTCTATCGCCGCCTCGATGTCACTCTCCGGTACAGTGGCTAAGCCTGTAGACATCTGATACACGGGATCGCCTTTCGGTGACCCATCTGGTCCGTACATCGTCGGCCAGTGTGCCTCTTTGACATAAGCCAAGCCATCATCGTGCATTGCAAACACGGAAGGGCATATTTCCTCACAAAGACCATCCCCCGTACAGAGGTCTTGGTCTATCCAAACTCTTACTCCCACAACGCTTTCCAGGTAGCCGGCCCAACATGACCGTCAGACTTTAGTCTTCTAACCCTTTGAAAGTTCTTAACAGCTTTACGGGTTCCCCTTCCAAATATGCCATCAGGAACACCGGCATCAAATCCAACTGCGCCCAAACGTCTTTGAAGAATCTTCACCCGCTCAGAACGCTCTTTATACTTAATCGGCTTAGTTTGAACCTCATCCTTTAATTGATTCAAAAGCCTTACCAAACCCAGCCAATCCATCTTTGATTCCTTCTTAACCTCTTCTGGCTCCGGGGCGCCACCCTCAACACCAAACCAGTCATTCCCATCTCGGGGCTGATGATGCCACCATTCACTACTGACAGTTGGGCGAATACCATAATGCTTAGCAATAGCATTAACTTCCCAAGTTTTAATTTTCTTGCTTACGAGGCCAAAATCAACAGCATAACAATACCCATCAGGCTGCTCCATATGAAAAGACCCCTTAAAGAACCCGTCAGGACGCTGCCAATCAGGATTAGCAGCCAAATTACCACGACCCGCCTTATACTTGTCATATAAATATTTCTGTTTAGCATAAGAGCGACACCCAGATGTCACAACAACACGACCACGTATTCTTGGATCTTCAAAAAACTTTTCTAACCTCAATTTGAACCTAGGATGCAGTAGGCTCAGATCGACACGCGAGCTTGAGACTGGGATGCTCATGGGTTCTCCTCTTCCTCCTCGCTTTCTTGCGATGCATCAATATATGCCTTTTGACGGGCAACCACTGCACGAAGAACTGCCATCTCTAACTGAACCTTCCCATCTGGGTGATTCGTAAGTTCATTGATAACTTCTTCAGCAGTAGGATTAAAATTCGTAACTACACTCATTAACTTACCTTTCCGGCTTCCAAAGCCTCTAATTTATCTGCTAAATCTCGTAAATCTTGAATCAGCGAATTTTCAGAAACTGACTTCAGTCCATGCTCCGCCAACCCATCCAATACAACCTTTTCAACCGCTTCCTCAGATTCCGCTGTCTCCTTGGCAGCCTCTTCCTTTTCAGCGATCATTTTCATAATCCCATCCCAATCAATACTCGGGTCCATGGGATCTGGCCCTAAATTTTCTAGTTTATAATCTGAAACATCCCACGCCATATTCTCTGGCGCAACAGCAGGGCCACCGTAATAAGCATCCAACCAAGCCCAATTGACTGCCGTCTTGTCCGTAACAACTAGATTATGCCTGACCCAATCGCCACCATCAACCCTAGCACGAATAAATCCTTCGTCAAAATCGGCTTCGCATTCAAACAAAACTGGAGCAGAACCAATTGTTAACTCCCCTACCTTAACAGAATCACCCCATCTAGGGGTCTGCCCCAGGTGATAAAAGTACATACCGATTGGCATTTTACCGTCTTTAGACTTACCAAACCAAGTTCTAAAAGAAAAGCCATCAGGATTAGGTCTCCTATTGCCATGACCATAAGATCGCCCCCTGTCATCTTTCCATCTTAAATCTGCAAATCCTAATGTTTTCCCCGTGCTGTCAGAGTTCCAATTTCCAAGAGCTCTAACCATATATGAACATTTTACATGACGAGAAGGGGCGACTTCTTGATATAAGGCACAACCATAATGCTTTCCCTCTCGAAACATCAGGCGTAACGCGTCACCACTCTTGTAGGCGTGGTGAACCTCCCCTTTCCATGACCTCTCCCAGCCATCTCCAAACGTTTCATGTACTAACATTGACATAACTACATAATACCATAACTACCATACGATTGCACGCTACTCGACCTCCTCAATCGTCAAGCGATACCACCCGTCATTGTTTCCGTTATAGACCGAACCTCTTACTACATAGTTGCCCGCAGCCTGATTGGTGCGGACGATGCGACTATCCCACTGATCACTAACGTTGTCGATGACTGGGGGGAGATCCGGCCAATCTGAACAATCGGTGCCAGCATCTTCGCATCTAATTACATGTGGAGTTTCATCCACATCCACGGCGGTGCTGGGCGGGTTGAGACAAGTGTTCCCACAGTCGTTCCCGCCGTCATCGTCACTTTCAATCAGTTGACCAACCCCTACTGCTGATGCGTCTCCTGAGTGGTTTCCTTCAGGAGCGTGGGTATCCCAGTTTAGGTAGATGTAGGGGTCACCAGCCTCGTTGTTCGTATTGAACTGGGCGCGGGTCAGGTTTGTTTCAGCGTCGATACGGATGCTCGTTGGCTCATCCAATGTGAACTGGATGTAGTCGTAATCGGTGCGACTGCTAGACGAGACGATGCACCAGTCCCCCATCCCTGTCCAGCCGCCCTCAGAGCAACCCTGTTCGACCTGCTGGCTCGCTGTGCTGGTTGCGGTGGTTACAACGTCAGCCGTAACAGTCGTCACTACGTCCGCCGTAGCGGTCGTTGTGCTGGCCTCGGTGTAGGGATCTCCAACAGTGACGGTAGTTGTCTCAGGACTCCATCCACGCGCCGTGGAGCAGCCGACGTTCACCCCGTCATAGAACGTACAAGTTGTCATGTCGGAACCAGTACGACCGACAACAGTCGTTGTGTCAACAAGGGTATTGGTCACCGTCGTAGCAGTCGTAGTTTCTGTCGTAGTTTGGGTCGTAGTTTCAGTCGTAGTTTCAGTCGTAGTTACCGTTGTCTCCCAAGTATGCCAGTGCCCGTCATTAGCATCACGACTCAACACGGCGGTCATATCCGTAGAGACTTCTGTACCAGTGACATTCGCAGCCGTTACCTCAGTGCCGGTAACGTTCGTAGCCGTCACGACTGAACTGGTAGCCGTTCCGGTCTGAGCCGTGGAAACATTGGTTGACAGGATTTCCGATATGGAAACGTCCTCGTATGTGTAGGAAACCGTCGGATAGTAGACCTCCTCTACGACGACGACCACAGGGATGATCGCTTCCTGCACCTCTTCGGGCAGATACTCGGCAGCAACGTCGGCGCTGACTACCCCTATTTCCACCTCTTGAGCGAAGTCAGCCCATGTCGCATACCCACTCGGCAGTTCGTCGCCCCAGTCGTCGTAGTAGCCGGGGTCATTTGCTTGATCGTAATCGTCCCAAGTTTCATACCCTCCAGGGGCACTGTCACAAGCTGACGTTCCTCTACACTGTTCATAAGGGTCCCAAGACTCTTCCTCTACGGCTTCATCTTCGAGATCGGATTCATCCCATGTAGAATCGTCTTGGTCATCCCCCTCATCGGAAGTGCTTCCTTCGTTTTCCCACTCCCATTCTTCTTCCTCATCTTCTTCAAATATCTCTTCGCTTTCTTCTTCCCATTCTTCTTCGACTTCTTCATCTAACTCCTCCCCCCGCTCTTCGTCCTCTTCTGCAGGAGGCATCTCCGTTTCATCCACTTGCTCTTCATCCACTTCTTCCTCTGAAGGTAAATCCGACTCGGGCAGAAATTCTTCGTCAAAACTATCTACGTCTTCCTCGGTTGAGTCTTCAAGATCTTCCTCGTAATCCTCGTCCCAATCTTCTACTTCTTCTTCGGCTCCTTCCAGCCACCCTTCTTCTTCCTGGTCTTCTGATTCATCATCCCCCCACCAAGTTTCGTCCCCATCTTCGCCGGGTTCTTGATTCCACTCTTCTTCATCTATATCCTCCAATTCCTCTTCAATAGAGTCCTCTTCATTATACCATTCTTCCTCTTCTTCATCACCTATGAAGTCTTCCCAATCATCCAACTCATCTTCGCTAAGTTCAGATAGCATCTCTAAAAACTCTTCTTCAACCAACTCATCCTCTAATCCAAAATCAATCTCAGATATAACTTCAACTTCTTCTTCCAACCAATCTTCATCAAGCCAATCCTCTTCCACGGCGATATTGGTATCCGTCTCATTTTCGACCTCCCATAATAGTTCCTGCTCTTCGTCATAAGCGATCCAATCGCTTTCAGTCCATAAAGCAGTTTCGCTTGGTGATGGCCCCCAGTCTTCTGGCCACTCTTCCAAGCCCTCTTCCTCAAGAATACGCTGCTCTTCGTCAGTAGCCCATTCTTGATCGTAAGCATCCCAATCATCCTCAGTCCAGTCTGCTGATTCTGTTGGTGATGGTCCCCAATCTGGGTCCCATTCCTCTACCCCTAATTCTTCCAGAAGTTCCTCTTCCCATGCTTCTGGATCTTCCATCTCTTCTTCCCAAATCTCATCCATTTCCTCATCATAAGCATTCCAATCCTCTTCAGTCCACTCTTCAGTCTCTGTTGGAGCCGGCCCTAATAAGTCTTCGTTCCACTCTTCTAATCCAAATTCTTCAAGGATCATTTCTTCCTCGAGTTCGGCATCATACTCTTGGAAAGCAAAATCTTCCTCATAGTATTCCTCTTCATAGGCATCCCAAAACTCTTCTTCATCAACCTCTTCATTGATAAAGAAGGTTGCTAATTCTTCTTCATGCTCTTCAATAAACTCAACAACCACCTCTAACTCAACAGCCTCTGCGAAGAATTCTTCTACTTCATCCTCTTGTTCCTCAAACCATTCATCATCATAATCAACCTCATCCCACTGTTCGTCCTCCCAATATTCCTCATCTACGCTAAGAATAATCTCAGCCATATCCAATTCTGTATCATCAAACTCTTCAGGAGCCTCCCATTCACTAACATCTTGAATCTCTTCTACATAAGACTCTCCCAACACCTCTTCAATTCTATCTTCTGCTACAGCCTGATAATACTCAGCATCTGAGGCAACCCACGCCTCAACTACTTCTTCCTCTTGAACAATTTCACCAATTTCTTCATTGTATGCTATTTCAATAATCACAGGAACAACTACCGGTTCTGGCGTAGGAATTGTAACGCTAGGCTGGTCAGGTGTAGTCGTTGTTGGCTCTTCCACGGCAGCAACAGCCCTATAAGCGGACAGATCAACCTCAACTTCAGCCAGCAATTCACCTTCATTATCTTGAATGGAAATATCCATCATATCTAGCTCATCAGAAATTTCTGGCTCTGAATCAAATACCAGTTCGATTTGCTGCCCTGTATCTAGTTCAACTTCGACTTCAAGAGAGTCAACAGCAATTGCAACTGTGGCTTCCTCAATCTCTGCGATCTCAATAGATTCTTCAGAGAAATCAAGCAAAGATTGCTCTTCCTCAGATTCATCATCGGGCTGCTCCCACCTTTCAGGTTCTTCTTCCTCAACTATTACAGCCTCAATCTGAACCGACTTTTCTTCATTTAAAACCAACAAGGAGAACTTTTGCTCCACTACCTCTTCTATAGCGTCTTCAATTCTATCTTTAGTCGAAACTGGCTCATCCTTTCCCGGTACAGCAATCTCTTCAACATCGGCACTGAAAGTTTCAATACCAGGTGGCAGGAAAACAAGCACGGGATCAGAAGTACTTGGTCCTGATATGAGATACCTATACGTCGCCCCAGGAATCTCGTTAACAAATGCCCCGTCATAGTATCCAAGTCTTTGCCCGGATTCAGTTTCAATCTTTAATGCCATCTGCTTGCTGCCAGAAGCAGCAACAGTAAGCATCGTGCCAGATTCCTCCCCTTCTTCTTGAGGGCAGAAACTACAAGTAAAAGGCCCAGTACGGGCACGCATAGGTGTCAATTCCATAGTCCCAACCCCGCCAGACCACGCCTCTGACTGCTCAGTAGGGTTAGTAGCGGCTAACGCATATATCCAAGTGCCATCCTTGGAAACGTCTATCCAACGCTCTTCACCGGGCCAGTTTGAATCATAAATATATATCCTGTACCCACTAGCCATCTCTTCAACGCGATAAGGAGTCACAGCGTGACCTCCCTTGTCGCTGTAAATACCGATTGTGAACCCAGTATAAGGATTGCCTTGTTCTGCCTCTGCGAAGTCATACAGCAGAATCTCAGCCAATGCCGTCGGTGACAACTCTAAATACGACGAAGCCTCTTGTTGGACTTCCATTGCAAACTGGGTTACATACCAATAGGCAATCTCAGAAAGCAAAGCAGGGTCTTCTTTAATCAGTTCGGCAACAGTTGTAGTATTTTGAAAAGATGCCAGCGTTTCAATATCACCAGAGAGACGCATACTCAATACAGCCAGCCCTTCACACAAACCGCCACGCATCGACTTATTGGCCTGCGACATCAACTGTAGAATCACAGGATACGGCGTACACTTGTTATCCGTAACATCAGAACATACCTGGTTGTCGCCATACAAACGGCGAGCCATGTTCACAGTTAAGTCGGCTGGAGCTTCTCCACCGCCAAAGTTTTCAAAAGAAAATGTATCATTCTCTGCGGTATATTCAGGAATAGCGTAATCAACCAGAGGAACACTCTCCAACATTACCGGCGCAATTGTTGACGTAGTTGTTGTAACTACAGGCCGATCCGTTTCCACCACACTAGTAGTAGTTGCCGGAAACAATGTTCCTGTTGTAATCTCAGACTCTGTAGAACCACTCGAGCAGCTGGCGAGGAGTAGCGCCCCAGCGACAAATATCGCTGAGGGTTTTTTCATCCTCTCTTTCTTCGCCTACTCTGATACCAGAATAGGACTCCAACAAGAATAACAATCGTAATACCGACTAAAATAGGCGTCAATGAGCCACCAGGTGCATTAGACAAATCTAAACTGAAATTCTTCGCTCCCCCGCCAAGCAAATCATTTTCAGCCTTAAGTTCAGCAACGGCGTCTTCCAATTGAGCCACCTGATATGATAATTCAGCCTGCTCGTTTCCAGAGTCTATCAAGAAACCAAATGCACCACCTATAGTGGCAGGCAAGCCTAGCAACCAGGCAATATTGTCTTTAATCTTTTCTAGAGTGCTAGTGGCCTGCTTAATTCCAACAGATGTCTTTTCCTTGATATCTTCAACTTTAGACAGGGCAGCAATTATCTCAGATTTAGAAATGCTTATTGAATCTTCTTTTGCCATAGAACATTCCCCCTATGGCAATCTTATCACTTATTCAATAAAAAACCGAATAATATTTTAAGACGGAGGTGTTGGCCACGCCGGAAGTGTTGAAACCCTGTCGGACTGTGCCGGATAGTCTCGTAGTTCCTGACGGTACGTCTGCCACTCCGCTGCCTTCTCAGCAGTAAGTGGAGCATTGGGCAAATCTGTCCAATCAGACCGGGCCAAATCTCCATCCCGTACTGCTCTGATCTCACTAAAGTCTAGATCCGCATCCTCCGCTTGAGCATTGCGAAGATCTATTTCCTCTTGAGTCAGAGGGACATACTCCCAAGTTCCTGATTCATTAGTTAGGCGGGTTGCGCCTGATTCTACTGGCATAATCTATTTCCTCCAATCAGCTGTTACGCCGTATTCTTTAAACCATATAAAGCAAAATGTGATCCAGGCTCAAACCGGTTGTGCCTAGTCTTAAAAGCAACGGAAGTTAACGTAGAAGTATCCTTCCATACAAACCCGGAGAGAACCTTTCCTGTGGAGTACAACTGTGCGTTGAACGAAGAACCACCGTTACCCTTTGGTTGCCACGTTTGGATAATACTCTGACACCAAGACCCAGACTTGTGCAAAATGTCGATCATTCCACTAGTCCAAACATCATTACTCCCATCCCTGGTACTGCCGTGTGCAGCCAATTCTCCGATGTCATACCCATAGGTAGTGCGATACCCGCTGCCTAGATTTGAACTGTCTCTTTGTCTCCAATACGCAGCAGAATCATTATCATAGTTGCCGTCAATTCCACCCCACATATAGTTCGCTCCAGTTGTATCACCATTAAACTGCATATACAACCTGTCGTACCCCATCCCACGACCATTGGCTATATTGGAACTATTTGTTCTAGCGGAGAAGATAATCCTGAGCGACTGATAGTCGTTAGCGTTACTGATTGAATGAGACACCGTATACGTCCCAGTACCAGAAACAGTAGACTGGCTCAAAAAGAACATTGCCTTTACCAGTGCCATTATGCTGCCTTGTACCCGTATAGACGAAATGATGAACCAGCCACAAAATCTCCGAAACCGCATTGTATGTACAAACCTGACATCTTGGTCAGTCTCTCAAACTGAGAACCGCCAGAATAATCCAACAAATTGCCCCAAACAAACTGAACGGAATTGTTACTCCACGCTGCGTTAGTGGCATTCAAAGTACCTGACCACAACATGGCGCTCGTAGGTTGAGTGTCAACATTGTAATTCCAAAATTGCATGATGACAGGAGAGAACTGCCCGGACACATTGTTGGTGGACCCGGACGCAGCAATGTTACTGTACACCGTGCTTGAAAAATAAGCAGACCCGCCGCCCCAATAATAGTTACTGTTGGAGTTGACCCAACCACCTGTGTCTGCGACAGCCATCCCACCTGACCAGCCATTTTGAGTACCATCTATAGTTTTAAAGGCGATTTGGTCAGATTGAGTGGTACGAGTTGACTTGGCGTTGACTCGACATTCCAGCATTATCCCTTCATCTGATATGTCCGCAAACTCAACCACGCTAGTGGTTGAAGACAGTTCCACAGCAGAAATAAGATGGTACGTCATGTTTCATCTCCTAAGATGCCGTACAACGAAAATGTGGCACCGTCTCTCCAATTGTGATTATCGCCACCATAAAAGTTAAGAGTAGTGATGGCAGGGGTATTTGTACGAGAAGTGTAAAAGAAAGAATGATAGCCCCAAATTGGATGTGAATCCTGACCAGTGCCGGTACTGACCTTGCCAGGAAAAGCCATATGCTGCCAATACTTTGTCTGAGACGAGTTGATGTCATAGAACGTGATAATATTGGGAGCTATCATATTAGAACGACCACCCTGATAACCAACCACCATCCCTGACTGTTTGCTAGCATACTGATCACCCGCACTGCCATTCATATAAGTATTGTCCGAGTAAGTGTATGTGCCACTTCCACCGGCCATATAATGAAACTTGGCATTATAATACTGACGGTTTGATGTTGTAGACAGTGCGATATTGTTTATTTCAACCATTAAGTTTTGTTCGGAATACGCCTGCGACTTGGCTTTAATCATTATAACCAAATCTCTGAAACTAGACCACGCTTCCTCCGAACCACTAGATGTAAACGTGACATCCAGATTGGAATTGCCACTAACTGTTACATTGTCAACTTGCATCCACGCTTCGTCGCCAAACTTAAGCCCCGTAGACACACCGGCAGCCGCTAATAATGCACGATTAGAACCTAAACTCATTAGCCCATCGCCTGACCGGCAACAAACCCATTCCAGATAGTACCACCATCCAAGGTGATAAACGTTAACACATCAACTGCAGCAGCAGTAGTGGTTAACGTAGGAGCAGTAGCCGCAGCCCAGTCAACCGAACCCGGCCAAGTCACCGTTCTGGAACCTGTCCCATCCTGAACCAAGAACAACGTAAACGAACCAGCCGTACCTGAGGCTGGCGGGTTTGAGAACGTAAAGGTGCAGTTCGCCGTCAGGGTGACTTTGTGGAAGTTGCCGTCTTCAAGATCAATGGTTGCCGTAGATCCAGATGTGCCATTAGTTGCTAGCGTTTCTCCAACATCCTTGAATACTGCTTTCTGTATGATCTGGTCACCAGCGTTCACGGCACCGCTGAGAGTCCCACCAGCCAAAGGTAAATAGTCCCCAACCTCAGTCATTACGAACGCTGTCGTAGCCAACTGAGTCGTATTGGTGTTCGCTGATGCCGTAGGACCGGCAGGTACCCCAGTAAACGTCGGGCTGGCTATCGTGGCCGTACCACTGGGCAGCGACGAATAGCCGAGAGAGGTCCACGCTGTGGAACCGTCACCGATCTTGTACTTGTCGGTGTCCGTCTCAATAGCGAACTCGCCCTCAGCCAACGTCGGGTTATTAGTTGTCCAATTACTAGCAGTGTCTCGTCTAAGTTGAATTTGTACTGCCATAATACCTCCAGTATAGCAGATATGCTATTTTTAAACTAACTATTCAACTACTGGTTCTTCAACATCTTCAGGTTGTGGATGGGTAAGTATACCATCAGAATCCACTTCAGCATCTGCCCAAATCGCCTGAGCAAAAGCCAAAGCATCTGCCTCTGATACCTCAGTAACATCCCAATCAGAGTCTACACCAGAAATACTATAATCTTTTAAATATCCAATACGATACCCATCAGAATCCACATAGGATCCAGCAGTGATCTTATTTACTGAATTAAGTTCCACTTCTGGACCGGTGCCCCAAGTTCCCTCAGAAAGCTTCCACTTGAAATATCTCATACTTCACCCCCTTCAATAAGTTCTCTCTCAGCCATATCAGTGATAAGTTTCTGCTGTTCCTCAATCATCGGTTCCAACTTGTCGATCTGACGCATCGAATCCAACTGTGCCCACTGCACATTGCCAGCCATAATCTGAAGCTGGGTCTGACGAGTCAACCGCTTATCCCAATACTCAGGCTGAGCATGGTCAATCTCATCTCTGGAAAAATGGGGAATCTGGTTGTAGATATCCAATAGGCATATAATCTCCCGTTCCCCTCCATTCTTGACACCAAGAAAGAACTCGTATTCAAGTTTCTTCTCAGCCAAATCCAAATCAGCATCTTCCTCATCTGAGTTCTCGAGACGAGCAATCTCCCTTTCCATCCTAACCTGACTGATCTCAGCTAATCTATACTTATGTAGCATATCGTTGAGTTCAATCACGCACTGGTAAAACTGCATCTCCACAGTATCATGCTGACCTATCACAAAACGCTCCAGTTGATACCTGGACCGTGGTTGTTGTATCTGTTCTATTGCATCATTCAAATCCATTATAAATCCTTTCCATTTATTATAGTCATACCGATGACGAATCCCCAAACGCACCAACATTGTTAGGGGTATACGACAAGCCAGTACTCAACGTAGTTCTAGAGTCGTTAGAGAAAAGCCAGCGGTCAACAATGTCTACATTGGTAGAACTTGCGTTACGGCCACCACCCATGTAACCTGCTGAATCAGAAGCCATTCCGCCAGCACCAGCACGAGCAGCCGACACGCCATTAGTCAATGTGGTTCTGCTGTCATTGCTAAACAGAAACCGATCAACAGTAGTTACATTAGGCGAACCGCCGCCAGCGTAATAACCGGCAACGTCAGAAGCAAATCCAGCGATCTGTGAACGGGCAGCCGATAGGCCCGTCCCCAATGTGGTGCGGGAATCATTACTAAAAAGAAAACGGTCAACAACGCTGGAGGCTCCACTAGACTCCGCATGACCGCCACCAAAATAACCCGCAACCGACGAAGCCATCCCTGAGGGATACTGTCGGGCAACTGACAAACCCGTACTCAATACCGTTCGGGAGTCGTTACTAAAAAGAAAACGGTCAACGACAGCACTCCACGGGTAATACCCGCCACCGAAATAGCCCGCAACCGACGAAGCCATCGCAGCAAGATTGTAGCGGGTAACCGATAAACCAGTACCCAACGTGGTTCTAGAATCGTTAGAGAACAGGAAGCGGTCAACAATGTTGCCAGCGTTAGTCCCGCCCTCACCACCACCAAAATAGCCTGCAACTGGTGAAGCCATCCCAGCAAGACCTTCGCGGACGACAGACATACCAGTACCCAATGTGGTCCGAGAATCGTTGCTAAAAAGTATCTTATCTACAGTGGACTGATTGCCACTGTCATTACCGCCACCAAAATAACCAGCGGGTTGCTTGATCCAACCCGGATTGGCAGCAATAGAACCAGAAGCCCACTCAGAAACTTTAGTACCAGGATGAGTACGTTCCATACGTGTCATTAATACGTTCCTCCATTACCTAAACCAGCACAACGTTCCCGCTGAACGGAAAGCGTAGCCGTTAGCGTACTAATCGATTCATTAGAAAAAGTAAGTTTGTCAATAACGTCTGAGTCACCAGTATGACTTGCCCCACCACCAACATATCCAGCCGTATTCTTATTCTCCCATCCTGCACCCTGATCCCAAGTGTCGTCACTTAAGGTAGCAGATAGAGTTGATTTAGAATCATTAGAGAACGTAATCTTATCAATAATATCTGTACGCGGCATATATCCACCGCCAGCGATATAACCAGCAGTGCCGCTATTGGCAAACCCCATACACCCATATCTACCAAAAGTATTAGAATAACCCATAGTAATAACAGCACTCAAAGTAGAACGGCTATCATTAGAAAAAGTAAATTTATCTATCGACTGCAACAATCCTTGGTTGGAACCATAAGCCGTGCCATAACCACCAGCCACATACCCAGCAGTACCCGAATTGGAAAAACCGGCAGTTTCATACCTGTCATTTGACATAGAGGCACTCAATACAGTGCGCGCCTCAGTAGAATAAGTAAGTTTAGCAACCGTATCCTGATATGCCATTATGTACTATAACCTCCAGCCCAATAACCAGCAGTACCTTGATTAGACATACCAGCATCTCCAAGTTGTCTCCGGCCCGTTCCACCCAAAGTTGCACTAATTACAGACGTAGTGTCACCATTATACGTCAACTTGTGAATATCAAGCCTTCCTGTCCAACCACTGCCAGGGTTATACGACCCACCAGCAACATACCCAGCAACACCAGAATTGGATATTCCACCAATTTGATCACGAGCAACACTTAATGTGGCACTAAGGGTAAACCTAGTGTCATCATCAAAATCTACCCTATCAATAGAATCAAGTCGGCTACCACTATTGCCACCCACAAAATAGCCAGCGTTCCCCGTAGGGGGAGGTGATATGGATTCACCAGTGATAGCAGAAGCAAGCCATTGTGATACCTTCGTAGTAGGCAGAATACGTTCTATCTCCGCCATGATTAAGAGATCCTATTTACGTATCCGAATACCGAGACCTTAGAAGCAGTTGCAGCAGCGCCCAAAAGCACCAAAGAACCACCCTTAAGAATCAGCCCTGGGATTAGCAAAACTAGTCCAGCTTCAGCACCAACAGTAACTTCAATAATGTCGTCAGGATCATCTGTCCCGCCAAATTTTAAAGTTACCTTGATATCCGAAGTATGGGTATTAGAAGCATACAGCCAAATCTCATCTATGTCACCAGCAGTACCACTAGAAGTGTGAATCGTGGTATAAGTCCCACTATCAACAGCGAGTTCAATACCAGTTCCATTAGCGCCACCGCCAGATAAATATTGTTTGGAATATGTAGCCATTGGTTTTCCTCCTTATCGAAAGATCTGAACGGCTAATACGGCATTAACGTCGTCCAATCCTTGTGTTAGTGTAATTGTACCATCAGCTTTGATGGTCATTTGCTCTGTACCAGCCGTATCGAACCTAATAATATCCTCGTCAGACCCTTCCTCAACCTGAATCTTCGTATCGCTGTCAGCATCAGAGATTGAATCTGACGAGATGGTCGTCCACTGGAGGCCCGTACTCTGGCCTGAGGCGGCAGTCAGCACCTGACCGTTAGAACCCACCGTTAGTTTGGCGACAGTGTTATCTGCCGTGGCAGCAATGATGTCGCCCTTGGCATCAACCACTGTATTGCTAATAGCAGTACCGGGGAGAGAAGAGTAGCCCAGCGAGGTCCAAGCGGTAGACCCGTCACCGATCTTATACTTGTCGGTATCGGTTTCGATACCCATCTCTCCCGCCGCCAACGTAGGATTCGCAGAAGTCCACTGCGAAGCCGTGCCACGACGAAGCTGGATTTGTACAGCCATTACTCAGCCCCCTCAGCGTCAATAACCGCCTGTGTCGGCGGATCATTCGGCCACACCACATCGCTGACACGACTATAATTCTGCGGAATGTCCTTTAAAGCCTGACGGTATGTACGCCATTCCTCAGCAGTATGGTCACCCAGTGTGGCGTCACCCAACTGGGTCCAATCACAGGCCCCCAGCATGGCGTTGCGCTGAGCACGGACGAAGGTCAAGTCCTGATCCGTAGCCTCAGCCATCGCGTCCATTTCCGCTTCTTCTTCTGCCGTCAACTCGATGTATTCACCGTTGACAACCTTAAATCGTGCCATCAATAATCTCCTTAATGTAAAGTATACCAGATTTTTTCATATTCTGCAGATTGCTCATCACTTAAGCTCCTGTTACCCCGTAGAGGGTGATAGTGGAATACTGGGCCAAGTCATCGGAGTAACCCGATGCGATCTTGATTGACGAGATCGCTGAAGTCTGCTTGTAAAGACCTGCCGTGACCCCGACGATCCAATCGCCAGTGCCCGTGCTGTTGTTCGGGGAAGCAGACCTCATCACGAACGACTTGAAGTTCGCCGTGTTGGCATAGTTGGGAATCCAGATCGTCATAGACCCGAACGTGTCAGCGAGGGTGTTGTTTCCCGGCCAGAACGCGTTGACCAGATTGGAACGCGCCGGCTCGCGGGTTGGCGTAACGGAGGAGGAGTTGGCGAACATCGCCGTATTGGAATACACCGACGAAGTGACACTGTTTACGGTCAGCGACAATGAGACATACTTTCTGGTGGCGTGTTCGCCACGCAACGACGCAACCAGATACAGGTGGTCGTAGGACGACGAGATGCCTGTTTCTTCCCAGTAGCCAGCACCGCCTGACCCGATCTCAGTGTGGTCGATAACCGTGAAAGCAGCCATTACGAAGACTTCAATCCATAGAGAGTCGCTGACCCACCCCGCAGCAGACCAGCACCGCCGGGAGAATGCAACATGATCTGGGTTACCGCATCGTTCACGCCCGACCCGCTGCTGGCCGTATGCCATAGCGACGAGCCGAACGAAACATTATTGACCGTCCCCACATAACCGTTGAGGCCAGAAACCACGGTCTTCTTGTTCGCGTTGGTGTAGTCCAGAATGTCCAACACAACCCCCGCATAACGGGGGATGTCTGGTTCGGCACCCATGTATCCAACCTGCGCCCAAGAGGCGTGGGCATAGCCAGTATCGGTACTTCCGTAGGCCCTCACCATGTGAGTGGCGAACCTTGCATAACTATTGTCGTTGTTGAAGTAGACCGCCAGCGTGAAGTTCGTTGCCGAGTTGGTGGCGTTGTGATCCTGAAAACTGGCACGGATCTGTAGATGCTCGTAGGTTTGCGGAATCGAACTCCATGTGATGTTCCCCGCATCAGCCTCCAAATACGTTGTGGCGATTGCTTCGATCACAGCCATCAGGCCACCATCCTTGGGAGGACACCGAACAGGTCGAAACGGGTTCCAGTGACGTAGTTGTTGTCCACATCAAAGGTGATCGAAGTGATCGGATCTTGTTTCTTCCACGTTCCAGTAAAGAGGACACAGGTGCTATCGGTATTGTTGGAATCCAAGTCGGCAGCGCTAGTCGAAGTCAGCAACTTGTGTTTGCCAGAATTGACATCAAAGATGTTTAACACCATTGAGCCAAAGATGTTGGCGGTGGCACCCGCCTTGGGACAATGAGCCACTCTGATGTAATCGGTACCTGCGCTCCCAGCAGAACCAGTAGCCCAAGAGTTCACAGACGACCCATCGCACACCATCTCCTGCCACGCATAGTTGCTTCCCGTGTCGCTGTTGAAGTTGAGCCACATACCGCCATAGGTTCCAGATGCGCTCATACGGAAGTACCCGATCACGACGAGATCCATGTATTGCGACCAGTCCCCGACCTGACCGTCATCGGTCGAAGTGAACGACACGTTCGCCCCGCTGGGCGTTTTCGTCGCCAGGGCGACCCATGCCTCACCATCGGTGATCGCACCAGTGGACTCGTCAATGTAAGCGGGGAGAGCCATTACGCAGCCACCTCGTAGCGGATCACAACGATGCCCGCACCGCCATCGGCCCCATCCTTTGCAACAGGCGTAACATCCCTACCACTCGCCCCGCCCCCGGTATTCGGAACCCCTCCGATACCGTGGCTATTCGGTGCGTTGTTGGCTCCACCACCCTGACCGCCGTAGTACTGGTTGCCGGTGTTGTAGTCGCCAGCGGCACCGCCACCTGCGTAATAGGGGGTTGAAGAACTAACACCTATCCCAGTGGCTCCATCGCCACCGTATCCTTGACCATCAGTATTGCCCGCTTCTCCCTTGCCGCCGCCACCGCCAATCTCCGAACCGGACCATGACCCACCAGCATTACCTTGTCCCGAGGTGCCGGAACCGGGGGAACCGCCTCCGTAGCCGCCGCCGCCTGAGCCTCCTGAGCCGCCTGAGCCTTCGCCACCCTTACCTCCTCCAGTAGAAGTTGTGCCGAACGCAGACGAGTTTGCTCCGTTATTCCCACCACTAGTTGCTGTACCCGCACCACCGGCACCGACCACGATGGAATAGGTTCCGGCTGATGCTGTTGAACTAATCTGCTGCATACCTCCCGCACCAGCACCAGCGGCTCCAGTTCCTCCACCTCCTGCGACAATCAAGGCAGTTACATCAGCCTCACCGCTATTCACAACAAACTTACCTGAACCCCTGAAGGTGTGGACCCGATACGTCGTACCTGAGTTGGTGTATTGGGTGATGATCCCGCCCGTGGCAACAAAACTAGCGCCGCCCCCGGCGGCTGCCATCAACCCGAACTTAGCGGAACCTACAGGCATTACTGGAAGTCCTGTCCTGACACTGCTCCGTACCAGATCGTTCCCCCGTCAATAGTTGTAAAGACCAGAATATCTGTACGACTAGCAGTAGTAGTAAGGGTTGGCGCGGTTCCACCAGCCCACTTCACCGAACCCGGCCAAGTGGCCGTGCGTGACCCCGTACCATCCTGATTGAGGAACAGGGTGAATGAACCCGAGGTCCCTGAAGCAGGAGGGTTAGAGAAGGTAAACGTACAGTTCGCTGTCAACGTCACATTGTGGACGTTGCCATCTTGAAGATCAATCGTGTCCGTCGCTCCCGATGTTCCATTAGCGACGCAAGTCTCTCCGACATCCTTTAGGACTGGCTTCTGAACAATCTGATCGGCAGCGTCAACGGTGCCACCCATCGTCAACCCGGTCAGAGTCCCAACCGAAGTGATAGCAGTCTGGGCAGCGGTGGTGACGGTAGCGGCAGTCCCTGAGGCGTTGCCGGTTACATTCCCGACTACCCCGCCACTGGCGGTGATAGC